CTACTTCAGCGGTCGCGGCAGCAGGCTGCCCGGCTGAGCAGAAACGTCAGCGCCGCTCGCCGCGTGTGGCAATTGCAAACAGCCAGTCACCGCTTGAAAGTGGGTGTTCGGCGAGTCGATTGCGCAGCCAAACAGCACCAGCGCGACCGAAGCCGGCCAGAGTGCACCGACGAGCGTTTTGCCGACGCACATCCACGCCGGCTCTGCCTCTTTCACATAGTCCACGATCTTCTTTGCAGCACCGAGCGCGAGCACGACGTACGTCGCCCACAGCGCGGGCACGCGCGCGAAAATCAGCGCAGCGCCGATCGCTCCGCCGTAGATGATGTGCGCGGCCCAGTCCACCGGGACTTTCGGCAGGCGGTCGATGGGGTTGATCCATTTCATTTTGCGTTCCCTCCGCCCGCGAGCTGCGGGCAATTTTTTTGACGCGCGAGCGTGTAGGCGATGATTCCCTCCTTCGTCTCCTTCGCATCGGTTGAGGTGAAAGTTAGCTTCGGGGTCCAATCGCAGCCCGCGTTGATGACCCTCGTTTTCGGCACAGCCGGCGCGGCCGACTGCGACGGGGGCTTTGCGGCGCACGCCGTGAGCGCAAGCAGCGCGGCGATGAGAATTCCTCGCATGCGTCAGTCCTTGCGCAAAATGCCGAGCGCTGCGCCCTCGGCGTCGAGCTGGTCGGCGGGAATCGCCGCGGCCTGCTCCTCGGCAGCGCGCGCGTTCACGACGGCTTGGGATGCTGCCCGCGCGGCCTGTGCATCCTCCTGCGCTACCTGTTGGCCAACCGCGGCGACCTGCTGCTGCGCCTGTGCGACCTTCTCGCTGGCCGCCGCCGTCGCGGCGTTCGCCTGCTGGTGACGAAACGCGCCAAAGATCAGACCACCAGCACCGACGAGACCGCCGACGATCGCGCCGATGTGCGCCAAAAAAAAGCTGATGATGACGTTCAAGTTTTGCTCCATGTTCCAGTGAGAAAGAGATCGCGGGCGCGCGCGCGGCGCGCGACAAGGCCCGACATAACGACGCCGCCCGATTTGTTCCAGACTGCGAACTGCGCCGCGGCGCCCGTGTAGTTGCCGACGTTCAGAAGCGCAAGCAGCGTCGACGGCTTCCCGCTCGCGAGAGTGAAAATCCCGTCACGGCCAGGATCACCCGCGCTCGCGGCGCGGCCTGGCCCAACGTTGTAGAGCGTGTCCCCGACCGCCGCCTTCTGCGCTGGCGTGAGCGGCACCGTGACCGCTTTGTCCACGGCAGCGCCGCACTCCGCGAGCGACTGCTCGAGCCGCGCGTCTGCGTGCTCCTGCGTCCAGACGGTGCCCTGCTTCACGTCGGACCCGGTTTGCCCCCAGCCGCACGTCCACGGCGCGCCGCTAAGTGCGAGCAGCACGGCATCATTCGGGATTGACATCCCGTTCAGCACCTTCTGCCAGATGCCCCGCGCCTGCAGCGCTTTGCCGAGCGGCGAGCCCGGATCCGGATAGGCTGTCAGGTAGCAATGCTCGGAGAACTGCGTGAGCGGGCGGCAGAGATCCAACCAGGTCGGAGCGGAAGCCGCAACTGCAGCGCCCGCTGGTAAAGGCGGCGCTGCCGCGATCGCACTATTGTCGGGCGACGCCCCAGTCGCGTGCCCTTCGCCGGTTACCGAACTAGTCTCTGCGGCCCTAGTCTCCGGCATCGGCGGTGGATCGTTTTGCACAGGCGACAACGTCGACGCCGTGCTCGGCGATGCACCGCGTCCGAGCAGCCGCGAAATCAGTGCAATCAGGCTACTGAGCATTTACACCTCCCTCTTTCGAATCGAACTCTACGAAGTGCGTCAGCGTCACCAGAAGCAAACACGCGATCGCGATCGCCCGCGGCCAGCCCTGCGGAAGCACAGTTTTTAGGTCGTCGGGCATCGCGCGCCAGGTCTCGGCAAGTGCCGGGCCGGCTGAAACGAGCGCCGTCATAGCGGCGGAAAGATGCAGCGACGGCCACGTGAGCCACCGCCGCGGTTCAAGAACCAACTTCATGCGTTTTCACCTTCTTTTTCGTGTGAGCGCAAATAATTCGCGAGAAGCGCCAGCAACCAGCCCACGTTTACGACCACCTCCCAACCAGGTGGATGGATGTATCCGTAGACGGGACCAAGCAGGATTCCCGCGCAGCCTGCGCCGAGGGCTGCATACCCGACACGCCACGCCAGCTCCCACACGCGCCTCCTCCATCTCATGCCGCGCCACTCCTTCAGCGGCAGGTGGCCAAGGTGCGAGAGGTTGCACATCACGTGGACGATGCCGATAAGCGCAATGAACCAGTTGACGATGAACAGCAAACTCATTCGTTGTCTCCTCCACCAAAGCGCACGCGCGCCGCCGCGCGCAGAAAGCGAAGAAACAGCGGAACAGCGGTATGCGCGCCGATACCGATGAGGCACGCGCACGCCATGCGGACGGACGTTGCATCGACACCGGCTAGTTCTGGGAAACGTGCAACCGCGACCGCCGCGGCGACAGGCGTGATGAAACCGGCGAGAAGTGCACTCGTGAAGACGATTGCGGCCGCGCGCCACCGCGTCGTGGCTTGCATAAACGCGAGGGCAATAAAGCCGCCAAAAAAGCCCGCGATCATGCTTTCGTACTCAAGGCCCACGAATGAGCCGGTTAGCCATATCGTGCCGCCTGAAACGATGAACGGACCCACTGCGGTTGATAGGGGTTCTGCCATATCTCTCCCATAAAAAAAGCCGCCCGAAGGCGGCCTCGTAGTGCGCTGATTGAGACAGAAATCGCAGCTATGCCTGTGGCTGTCCGGCTTCAAGCACATCGACTGCCGATGCAAACTCCGGCAATGTGCGCAGATATGCGTACGCCTGCTGAAGGGGGTTCACGCCATTCAACACGTATGCCACGTTGGGATATTCGGTATCCTGAAAGCCTGCAAAGCTGCAATTCTCGTCCTTGTATCGCCGAAGGTGGAAAGTGATCGTCGACTTAGTAGCAACGAGACTTTCCACCCGGCAATACGCCGTCGGCGCAGCAAAACCATACGGGTCCTGCGAATCAATTAGGAATGCCATTGTTAGTTTCCTGTTGGAATGCGGTTCTCGACCCACGCACCGCCTACTGTGCTTCCATCGGTGCAAGCCCAACCATCGGTGATGTATTTGCTACCCGCTGAACCTTTCTCGACTGTCGCGTTGTTCTTCAGCCTCTTGCCTTGCACCCACGTCCCGGCTGTCGGCATGCCATTAGCCACGTCGATCCCAGGCTGCGCACCTCCATAAGCCGATGCCTCGCGCATGCACGCTATGCCCGTCTCCCATACCTGCCCGCTCGTGTGAACAAGCGGCTGCGCGCCGTTGCGGATCCGCAAGCCGGGATACGGCATCGGCGTAACGCCGTCTTGCTGATAGAGATTGACGCGCACGTCCTCGACAACGCTGTCACGTAACAGCGTTGTCGGCAAAGGCAGCTCCCATTGAAAAAAATTGCCTGAGGCAGTCGGGTTTGCGCCTGTCACGTCGATGACCTTTATGTTCCAGGCCCGCAATGCAAATTCCTGCGCCCCGCTGAAGTCCGCAAGATTGAGGGGCGACGTCATCACCGACGGGTCATACTCGACGGTTAGATCGACGTTCTCCATCGCGACCTTCTCGACGGTACCGTGATAGCCGAGCGCAACGATCTCGGTAGGCCGGATCGTCCCTTGTACGGCGCCGATGCGCACCGGCCCGCTCTGTACGTTAGCGGAGCGCACAGCGAGCAGCGTGCCCGGCCCCACGGTTGGCTGCGCAGAGTCGCGCTCGACCTGAATCACGCCGACATCGGTATAGCCCGCGTTCTGCAGCGCGATCGTCGCGCCGCCGTTCGCGCCCACGGCTGCGCCGGTGGGCGGCTTATCTCCCTGGTGGACGATGCGCCCGATGCGCAGGTTCGCTTCGTTTACGACGGCCTGGTACTGGCCGGCGTAATGTACTTCGCCGAGCGTATTTGTTCCTCTCAGGTTGTAGATCGCTTCCAGACCACCTTGCGTCAGCTTCACGCGCTTGATATGGCAACTCGTCGTCGCAAGCACAATGCCGATCCAGCAGTTATTACCGTCCGCTTCCCCGACTACGCGATCCGCGTAGCCCTGCACCGTAGCGAGGCGACCGACCGCGCCCGTCTGCTGGGGCCGGTTATTTACGAAGTCGTTCCCGCGGATATAGAAGTCCTGCCCTGTACCGCCATTGACTTCAATGCCAGAGGTGTACGTGTTCGACCAGGTCTCACCCGTTACATTGCGAACGTCGTAGAGTCGGGCAACGGAATAGTCAGCAGTCGCGCCGTTCGGCACGCCGAGTGCGACCGCAGTGCGCCCCGCACCGTTACCGTCAATGGTGCCGTATGCGGTGATGCGCGAATGCGGACAGTTCAGCGTAATGCCGACATCAGCCGTTTGTGTCTTCAGAAGCACGATCTTTGCTGTAGCCGCCACCTCGATATCGCACGGCGTGAGTGCGCTAAGGTTTGCGATGCCGATCGCAAAAGTACCATTTGAAATGACCACTTTGGAGCCTACGGCCACCGCCGCAACCAGTGCCGCCGCGTCATCTGTGACCCCGTCGCCCACAGGGCCTGCCTGCCAGAAGTCGAGCGCGCCGGGCTGCTCAAGATACCGACGGCAGCCGTCGGATCCGACGACGATTGTCACACCATTATCAGGGCTCGTAGTATCGGCTTTGTTCAGCCAGAAGTAGCCACCGCCTCGGGCCGTACCGGCGTAATAGCTCGCGACACGCACACGTGCGAAGGTGCTATCGAGTTGGCGCAGCTCCGCGATACTATCGACCACGTAGTCAACGCGCGTCTCCAGATACTGGTCCAGCGATACGCCATCAAAGATGATCGACGTCGCTGACGACCCGTCGAGGTTGATATTGACACCGTCGCCGTAGACGTTCGTGGTCTGCCTTTGCGGTACAACCGTGCCGAGACCATTCGCCGTTATGCAACTGACTGTGAAGTTGCCAGTCGTCTGGTTCGTGACCTTCCAGTCCTTCAACCATGTCGGAAAGATCACCGTAAGGTCGCCCGTCAACTTTCCGCCGAGCACGATGCGCGGCTTAGCTGCCTGCAATGGCGCTAGTACGACCGCCCCCCCGGTCAACCCATTGAGTTGCGTCGAGCCGTACGCGTAGCCGGGCACCCAACCAGCCGCTGAACCATCTGTCGCGTCGGGATTGGTGAAATTGCTGTCCGTCGCGTTGACCCACCAGCCAAGAAGATCGTCGCTCTGAAGTAGCGCGCCCGCCGGATAGCCATCAATGGCTGGGTTTGCCGCGAAGTCGGAATTGAAGGACGGCTGCCCCCCTGCCTGAGACCAACGAATGGCCGCGGTGGCATCGTAGAGCACGCCGTTCATATCCTTCCCGAACGGTGGAATGCCCCCAGCAACAGGGAGCGTCATCGTCGTCGGTGGGAAGCCGTCGTTGTAGCTCGCCGCGCCCTTCTTAACGCTGATTTGCGACGGCTGTGGAATGGCGTTGCGCACACCATTGGCGGCGAACGGTAGTGGCATCAGCCCCGGAGAATCGGATGCTCTCATTTTCTATGTTCCTTTTCTCACCAAGCGACTGCCTGTACGGCAGATACATCATCGGCCGTGGCGGCGGCGTTCAACGTTGTCTTGCTCGCTTGCAGATGTTGAAACGCGGCCCAGACCTGCGCCTGCATCGCCGCGGACAGCCCCTTCAGATCGCTGAGCACGAAGGGCACCTTCGTGTTATCTCTGGCGACCCAATAGAAGCCCGTGGGCACTTCCCCAGCGAGCTCGTATCCCTGAGTCGCAGCCATGAGGCATTGTTGACTCTGCGAGTCAGCCTGATAATTCTGCGCAACACCGGCCGCTGTCGTGAATGCCACCGGCTGCTGGATTGCTGACTGATACGCCGCCTGTAGCGCGATGGCCTGAGAAGTGAGCACCTTGCTGAGTGTCGTTTCCGGAGGCTGCCGCGGCGGAGGTGGTGACAACAGCGATCCCTGTGGCAGCGCCTCCCCAATATGCATGACGAGATGCTTGCTGCCGTCGGCGAGCCAGTACGCCGTTCCACGGAAATCTGGCAGAACCGCCCACTGGCCACCGACGATCACGGCAACCTCGTTCACCCCAACCGCCGGCTTGTTGTCGGCTGTCGCTAGTTCCGGAACCGCAGCGGCCGGCGCATGCGGCGCCTCAGATGGAAGTGCTGCGACGGTCCACGCACCTCCTGCGAAGACAGCAACACTCCCCGATGGATCAAATTGCGGTGGCGCGGTCAGCGTGGCGCCCGGTGGCAGCAAATATTCGCCGGGGGCTTGAGGGTCCTCCTGAACGAGGGTTTCGGCAACGAGCATGCCTTGCGCGTCGCACTGGTAAGCAGTTGCGATTGTCGTCATGGCTCAGTACTTGATGATGAAGTTCACAGCGAGGTTCTTGCCACGCGTTTCGGGACCGCCATTTGCTTGAACTGATATACCGGTTGTACTGGCGTAGATACCAATGCCGGTAGCGGCGCGATTGATGGCGATGCCAGTGACCGTTGAACTTGTCAACGGCGAAGACGCGACGCCGACAGATCCTGATTTCATCGTCGTGTTGGGCATGCTGGCGAGGCCGTAATAGTTGTAATCGGACGGACTACCGCTAACGTGGTCGTGCCCTGGGTCATCAGACTCGTGACCATGCTCTGGATCGTTCACGTCGTGCGTGTGCGGAGTTTCATTCACGTCGTGATCGTGTGAGGCGAGGCTGTCCCCCTGGTAGCTGCCGAGCACGCGGCCAGAATCGAATCCGCGACCATTGTCGAGGCCGCGCAGCACGAGCCCACGAGAGTCAGGAAGGTTGAAGGTGGTCAAGCCGTCGCCTGCACCATACGTGATCCCTATCGCTGCGTAGAGCGCCGCATAGGCGGTGCGTGAGACTGCAGCGCCATTGGCGAGCAGAAAGCCGTTCGGAACCGCTGCACCGGCGAACGGCAACAGCACGCCAACCGGGACGAACGCGGTCGGCTTGTTAATCAAATCGTTGTAGTCGCCACTTGTCGCAATCGTTGCCAGTTCCGGCTTATTCAGAATGACGCTTGGTCCGCCTTGCGCAATCCAGTCTGCGTTCATCGACACCCAACCTCGCGCACTCCCATCGGTTGCGTCTGGATTCGTTTCGTTGTTGTCCAGCGTGTTGAACCAAAAGCCCGAATAGTCAGCGCGCAGTAGCACCGCACTCTTCGGATAGCCGCCGACGTTCGCGTCCGTCGCGAACGCTGCGTCGTAGCCATAAGAGCCGCCAGCCTGCCCCCATCGAATGGACAGGGAGACAAGGTAAAGGGCTCCGTTCATGTCCTTTCCGGAAGGTGGCATTCCACCTTCTGTCGGGTCTTCCATCGTCGAGATAGGAAAGCCGTCGTTCAGGCTGGCCGCGCCGGGCGTCACGTCGATCTGTGATTCTTCGGGAATGTCGTTACGCGCGCCGTAGGTTGCCCATGCGAGCGGTACGCGCATCGGCGTCTGATCGTGTTGCATAGTGGTTGGTCAGTTTGCGTTAATCGCGCCCGTGAAAAAGACGCCTTGATTGAAGGGCAAATAGGCACCGCCCCCCGCCTCGGAGAAGCCAAAGTATTTCTTGCGCGGTACCTGAACGATGCTGAGCAACACGCCGGTTGGACGGGGCAACACGCCCGACTGTGTGAGGATTGCGATCTGCGTCGGCGTGAGCTCGAACTCAAATGTGTACTGCATCGTCATGCGGCCGGTATCCATCGCATAGCAGCGGCCAGCGCCAGGGAACAGGTACGACAGCAACTTGTTCAACGCGGCCGGCGTGCAATCGGTGATGTTCGCCATCGCCTTGGCCATGATCAGGGTGCGGTAGGTATCGTTGTCGAGCGACTCCGCGCGCCAAATGGGCGGCTGGCCGTCATTGAACGTGCCGCAGTCGAACGGCTGCACTCCGGTGGTTGGGGTGGCCGCGGTGTACGCCTCGGCAAAGCCGAAGTACGTCGCGGGGATCAGCACGCTGATAGTCCGCGAGACATTGACGATCTTTCCCCAGACGTTGAGGCCGTACGTGCCAGCGGACTCGACGTTCCAGATCGTGTTGAAGAAGCCATCGATGTCTGCGTGCGGGTCGATGACTTCGTTAAACGTCTCGATCATCGAACTGATCGTTGGGCTCGTCGCATATTGCGAGAGCAGTGTGTCGCGCCAGTTCTTCATCCGATTTGCACCACCGCGATGTTGGAAACGTCCAGCGTCGGGTATTGGTCGATGCCGATTGCGAGCGATGTGCTATTGACCGCGAGCGGATCGCCGCCAACGAGCACGGATAGGACGTTTACGTTGACGTCGGTGGCAGACACACCCGCGTAATAACGCCCCGCATAGATCGTCGAGCCGATCCGCGCGCGCGGGCCACCGTCTTCGCCATTGAATGAAGCAAGCACGGCCTGCTGGATCTGCGATTCAATGTCAGACGGCAGTTGCGTGTTCGCCTCGATCTGCACCACGAAGTAGCACTGCCGAGGCGCAGCTGTCACCCATGTCACCGGGTACTTCGGCTGAGGCTGGTCATAGTTCGGGTCGCTAACGACGTACGTCGTATCACCGTTATAGTCGCAGCCCGGTGCCTTTTTCGACCGGATCGCTTGAGCAACATCGGCAGACGCGCCGCCGACCACCGAGACGAACAGCGAATGCGGCAGCAACGGATACGCCGTCGCCCCATAAGCCACCGTCTTGCCCGTGGGGTTATCGACGACAAAAGCGTCCAGTACGTTCGGCACCGAGAGCACCGCGCCATAGACAGCCTGAGGTGAGTTGACGGCGTTGACCGCCACCGAGAGCCGGCGTCGCGCCTCGAAAGCCGCCCGCCCTTCGACCAGTTGCCCCGGCGTGCCGGCAGTCGCATTGGAGACGCGTTCCCAGCCCTGCGCGGCCGTGTAGATCTTCGCCAGCGCGCCGATGGAACACGCGATCGGCCCCATCGTCTGGCACTGAAACTGCACATTGACCTGGCCCGACGCAGGAATCGTCACGGTTGCCGTGGACGAGTACAGGTAACCGTTCACATCCTGCGCAACGGAGCCCGCCGGAATGCTCGCGCCGACCAGGCCAAAGCATGTCGCTGTGACGACAGTTCCCGAGGCCGCGATGCGGGACAGAAAATAAATGCGCCCGATGGCGTCCTGCCAGCGGCCGCTCGCCTTGTCTGGATCGACCTGATTCGAGACCTCAAGCATCTGGTCGTTCTTGTCGCCGATGATCGCGGTATTCGATTGCGCGAGCTGGCCCTGCGGCGTCGTCAAGCCGGGGTTCATCCCCCCGCCGAACGCCGCGTTGATGTCGGCCTGTTCGCCCGCGAGGATGTCCGATTCCGCCGGCGCGACGGGCCCCTGATCCGTCCACTGGATCGCTGGAACGTTGGTCTTTGCCATTAGAAGCTCACCGTCTGCGTGCTGCCATCGGTCTGCGTCACGTCGACCTCTCCGGTGACGCCGCGATCGTTGATCGCGAGGCTAACGACGGTCGCTGACGCAACGTTCAGCACGGTCAGCGCCGCCTTCTCGATCTGGGATTTCACGAAAGAGGCCGCTGGGAGTTTCCCGAGGATGCTTTCGCGGTACGGAAGGCCAAGAGAGGTGTCGTACCAGCACTCACCGAGGAAACAGCGGATCGCGCTCGCGACGTCCTGCGCGATCTGGTACGGCTCGCTCGCGACCGCGATGTTGCCGGCCGCATCAAGCACGAGATCCCACGCGGTCTGGTCGAGGAGAAGCGTTTTCGTCATAGATCGGGCGTGAAAATGCCGAGAGCCCCAGCCGATTGCTCGGTCTGGGGCTCTCGCCTGTTGCTGTTGGATATTCGTTACGTCTTCAACGGCGGGCTCGTCGTGCCGCCCATCGAATCCCTATGGGGATGCTCGACTACGCTCACGCCGTTTGCGATCACATCCTTGTCGGCGGTCAGGGTGTTCGCGATATGCGCGTTGCCGCCGAACTCGCCGTCGCCCTGCGTGAGAGCGCCATCGAGACCGATCTCGGGCGCCGCGGTGTCCACCGATGAACCAGCGGTCAGCCCAATCGACTGATCGGCCTGCAGGACAATGGACGGCGCGGCGAAGCGAATGCGCTTCGGCGAGACGATGTCGATCCCGTCGGGTGAGAAGCACACGTACTGGCTCGGTGGGTTCGCCGCGAGCACTGTCGCCACGTACACCGAATCCGACATGTCGTGTTTGCGCGTGCTTCCCGGCGCGGAAACGTCGAGGTTCGAGCGTACGGCAGAGCTGTCGCGATCGCAGACTGCGACGAGCCCGATGTCGCCCTCCTGCGGGTCTAGAATTACGGCGTTCGACCCGCCCTGCAGGCGCATGTACGGGATGCTGCTAATCGTGTCGTGCGGCATGACGTTCGCCGCGCTGTCGAGCATCGAGACACACGGTTTCACATCGACTGTGCCAATGCCAGACACAGTGCCGTTCTGGCTTACCGCAACCACCTTAGCGAGGTAGCAGGTCCGAACGTTCGCCAGATACTGGTCGACGATCAGACGTGCCTGGCCGTAGGCAGAAAAGACCTCGGGGGTCAGCTTAGTTGTCACGGGCGTATGCGAATTTCGGGAAGTTTAGTCGCAAATCGGAGAACCATCCGCCATCCGGCGTGAGGGTTGAGAGATCATGGGTCATGTTGATGATGACCCACTGGCCTGTGGCCATCGGGATCACCGACGACACGTTCACCTTGTTTCCGTAGAGAAATCCCGGGTCAAACTCCGCTCGCACGACCATGCCTGTGGGCTCGAACTTCGGATACCCGATCATTCCCAGTCCGGGCACGAGGTTGATCTCCGGGAAATCCGGAAGGCTGTCCGCTGGCCAGATATGGAGCACCTGCTTGTGGTCCAGCAGCGCTACGGTTCGGCTCGCTGATGCCAGCCGCGTGATCTGTTCGAGCGTCGTCCCCCAGAGATATTGCCCCGATATCTTCGCGGTAACGCCGTGGTCCTGAAACGTGTAGCCGGCGCGCTGCGCGAGTCCCGCAATCAGGCTCTTCACGTCGAGCGTGCCGGGATAGTGCTTCGGTGCAGCCGGTGTGATCTGGTCGAGCAGGCCACCACTCCCAGTCACAACAAGCGATGCGTCGCCGCTGTCGGTAATGTCCGGCACCGCGCCGAAGATCGAGCCGGTGAATACCGTATAGAGCATTTCGCCAGCGTTACCTGCGTTGACGGTAATCTTGTTCTGGCCCGTCAGCACACCTTCGCGATTCCACACCGACAGCACGCTCATGTCGGCCATCTTCATCCCAAAGATCCGGATCGCCAGCGAGTACTGCGCGAACGCCCCGCGCGCGACCGTTGTGATCGAGGCCTGCACGCGATGTGCCTTGAGCGTCAGCACCTTGCTTCCACCTGGAAAGGCATCCTTGGCGAGGTCGAACTGCACATCTATCCGGCGTTCCTTGAACGTCATGTGGTTTCCTCAACATATCGAAGCTGCCAGCGTGCGCCGAGACCTGTGTACATCGGGTCGTCCTGCCCCTGTGTGTCGACAAACACCAAGTCACCCATAAAGCCGAGGTAAGCCTGCCGCACGAGATACACACGGTCACGACACAGCACGCCCGCCATCACCAATACGCCGGAGACGTAAAGATCGAGATATAGGCCGGTGCTCTTCTGGTAGACGTTCAGCCCGCAATTCTGCTGCGCGAGCGTCGCCGTAAGGGTCTGTGACGCGATCGCTGCGAGCGCTATGGTTTGCATCAGGTAAAGCTCCCTACGTCAGCAGTTTCGAGCGTCTTACGCACCCCAGACATCACCTGTGTCATCTCGGCACTGATCGTGTTCTCGATGCTGGTGACCGTCTGCTTCGCGCTCGCGAGCGCCGCGTTGACGCTGCTCACCGCCTGCTGCAACGGCGTCTGCTGGTTCGTTGCACCGGGCAGATCAGACGCCGCTGTGGCCGAGGTGCAGACCTGTCCCTGGCTTTGCGGGTCAGCACCCGACGGCTCGGCCGTGTCTCCGTAGAGCGCCTGTGCGTTCACGCGCACCTCGACAAAATGCACGTCTGCGACAATCAGGCTCACGCCGTTGGAGTTCGTCCGCTTGTAGTCCACGAGGTCGATGTTGTAACTCGGGTAGACCAGATCCGGTGAGACAACTGTGACGATCTGCAGCGATTTGCGCAGTGATTGGAGCGCGATCAAGAACGCACCGCGTTGCATGTTCTTGCCACCGCAGCTCAAGCGCAACGTCAGATTCTCCGGCAGAGCGACCTTGTTGTAGCTTGAGAAAGCGCCCTCCTCAACGGGCGCCGTGCCAACGCGACTTTCACCCTTGTAGCTCAGATCGACCACTGAATCCGGTGTAACTACCGCATTGCCTTTTTCGTCAACGACGAGCCACTGCGGTGCGTCGCTCGACAGGAGGCCAAAGTAATCGAGACCCTGCAGCTGCTGCGTAATGCCCGTGCGCACGCCGATGGCTGTAGGTAACCGATTCAGGTCCGGTACACCTGCCAGCGGTGGGACGTCGGGAAATTCAATTAGCGGCATAGTCAAAGCCAAAGAAAAAGCCCCCGGTGGTTGGCCGGGGGCTTGCGATAAACGAATATTGGGATGGGGTCGAGCGATTTGCTCACACAATCGGCATTCCGTCGATCATAGGACTGTCAGATGCCTAGAAAACCCATTCGCGCCTCCGTCTTCGCCTCGGCCACGGTTATATCCTTGCTCTGTCTGGCTAACGCCGCCCATGCGTTCTATTCGGGCGTCAATCCGACTCCCTTCTCACCCGCGTTCCAGCATTGCGTACAGCAAGACATCAACGAGATGAACGGCAAATGTGCCGTCGTCGAGATCCAGGTACAGCGACAAGCTGCCAACAACTCGCTTCAGGAGTTGACGCGCAGATTGCCTCCTGCAGACGCGCAGAAGCTCTCCACATCGCAGCAAGCGTGGGAAGCCTATGTGAAAGCGGACTGTGAGCTATTTAGCGATCACTACGGGTTTAGCGCGCTTCCGGCATACAAAGCAAGGGCCGTCGAGCGAAACCTTTGCTATTTGACGCAGGAGCAAAATCGCGCGCTAGCCTTACGCGACCTGCTCAACAAGCTAGACCAGACTAAGCTCAATCAGGGCGACGTCAAGTCACCGGAATAGCCGAGTTCGCAATCAGGCTGTGCTGATTAAGCTCGTCGCGCATGTCCTTCGCCACTGCGCGCCCGTCGCTCGTGTTCGAGCCGTACACGTTTACCGTCCCGATATGCGTTTCGCTGCTGTTGTCAGTGTTCGCGGACGTACTCCCGGCGTGCGCGCGCGCCACTGCCGCGTACATCGGGGCGAGCGACGGAACACTACCCATCGAGGCGTACAAGCTGGTCGCCGCAGCCGATCGCTTGGCGATCTCCTTGTCGACATTTAGGGGTCGCTCGTACTTCGCCGACACAATCGCGCCGGCCTCGCCAGCCGATTTTGCCTGGCGCAACGCGCGGCCCGCAGCCTGCTCGCGGCCGTCCGTGAGTTCATAGTTCACAAACTGCAACTGCTCGGCGAGCGTCGAGCCCCGAATGTCCTTCCCGAATACCCGTTTGAATTCGGCTTGCCGATCAGCATGCCATTGTCCAATCCCGTACGCAGCACCATGGTCGCCGACGATATTCGGCCGCAGCCCGCTTTCAATGTTTAGATTCGCAGCAATGCCGGTCGCTTGCTCCTTAGTCCATCCCATCTGCATGAACGCGGCGACGGCCCGTTTCACGTTGCCGGTTGGAACCGCGCCAATCGGCGGCATCTCCGCTGCACTCGCACTGGTTGAGAGTGCCGTGGCGAACTCCTTCGCGGCATCCACCAGTGCTTTCGACGCGCCGCGTTGTGACTGTGCGGCATCCTTCAGATCACCGGCCGCCCCCTTCGTTTCGTGCGCCGCCTGTTTGACTTCGCCAGGCCATTTGCCACCAGCGGCCTTTTCCGCGGCGCGGATCTTCTTGAGATCCGCATCCTCGCCCTTATTCAAGTTCTCGGAGTTAGTCAGGCCGTAGATAAGGGCGCCCAGCGGTCCAAGGAATCGAAGGACGCCACCTCCAGCCGTCGCTGCGGCTGCTCCAGCGGCACCACCGCCGGCCGCACCAGCAGCAGCCGTATCAGCGGCAGCCCCGGCGGCTCCACCGAGCCAACTCCACCCAGCGCCCGCCGCCGCTGTTTCGCCGGCCGCGGCAGCCGCGCCACCGGCGCCCGCGGCAGCGCCGCCTGCTCCCGCTGCCGCTCCCTCGCCGACGCCAGCAGCCATGCGGGCGAATTTCGCAAATGCCGATTTGCCCAGCAGCCAAGCACCAATGCCACCGACCACAGTGCCAGCGCCGAGCCCTACCGCCGTACCCGTAGGATGTTCGGCCGCGAAGTTTCCGAGCGCCTCAAGCCCTTTGGTAGCCCCCTTCATCGCTGAATCGAAGCCAGGAAAATTTTGAAGCGAAGTTTCAATCTTCGTCTTCAGATCCTGATACGCCTTGTCGAGGTTCTTCGCGTCTTCGGCCGCTTTGTTGTTCGCACCGGCGGCGTTCTCGTACGACTGTCCAATCCCCGACGAACCGCTTTGCACGAGTTGAATCATGCCCGCGCCGAAGCCGAGCGACGGCGTGTTCCCGAGCACGTTCGCGATGTCGGCGTTCGACTTGCCTTTCATCGCGCCGGCGATCTGCGTGAAGATGTCCTTGAAAGACCCCTTCATCATTGCATCGGCCGACACGCCGACCATCTGCATACCGGCCTGCAGCGACGCATCGTCTGCGTCCTGGCGGCCAAGCCGAATATCACTGCGGAACTTCGCGAGCCGAGCGGCGAACTGGTTGAACTCGCCGGGGTCTCCGCCGAGATTCGTCATCACGTTCTGCCACTTCTTGAGCTCGTTGGCCGAGTACCCCAGCAACTGCGATTGCGTCTGGAGTTGCGACAGCCCGCTCACGGTGCTGCCGATCATCTTCCCGAGTCCAGTGGCAGCGAGCGTACCCGCCGCCACGTCGAGCAGTTCCAGCTTCACCTTCTTGTACTGCTCGGCCAACTTCTTCGCGGCCGCCTCCTGCTCCTTGAGCCGCGCAACCTGTGCTTCGCCCGCCTTCTTCGAGGACTCGACGATCTTTCTCGACGTCGCGTCCTGATCGGCGGCGAGCTTTTTGCCAGCCTTGTCCGCCTGCTCCGCCCCCCTCTCGTAACCGCGCGGGTCAAGGCCGAGCGTCACGACCAGTGCATCAATTACCGTTGCCATGCTCGCGGACCTTGTTTTGGTTGTGAATATTGACGGAATGCACTTCGATCATGTCCCACAAGTCTTCGAGACCGTACACGGTCTGTAGCTCGATCAGCCTGCATAAATTGCTGCTGATCGCGAAGCCAACCGAGTACGGGATATTGGCCCATTGCATGATGGGCACATTCGGGCCGTCAGGAATCCCGAAGTCCAGTTCCTGACGGCCTTCTAAAAACCTGTGTGAAGCCGGAAAACCTCGCGCTGGAGCATCACATACGTCGCGACCTCGTCGATGTCGTCGGAGACTAGCGCGCGCACAACCTCCGGGTTCGCAGAATTGGGGATGCGCGACACGCAGCCCATCAACTCATCAAGCAATGGCTCGAGGTCGTGGAAGTCCACGCGCATTAGCGCGCCGAGACCCGCGCGCGCGATCGCCGCCACTCCCTCACGCAGCGCGCTGTCCGAGATATCGGCGCCTGCGCGCCCCAGCGCGAGCAGCGCGCGAATCGCCCACTTCTCGCCGCGTTCGGCTGGCATCTCGGTGAGCTTGAACACCCTGCCCTTGTCGCGACCCTCGGCCTGAACCGTGTACGTAACTTCCTTTCTCATGCCGTCGGTTCTCCGATGCACTTGTTCCACGTGATCGTGTAGATCACCTGTTCGAGCACGCGCTTGGCGTTGACGATCTTGTTGCCGCTTGTGAGCACGCCCTTGATCAGCGAATACTTACGGCTGATCGACGGTATCTTGATCGTCGCGTTTGCAAAGTACACGTCGCGCTGCGTGTCCTGCGCTGCAATCCAGTTCTCGAAAATCGGCAGCGAAGGCGAGTCGGGCATGATCGCGACTTTCAGGATTGTCGGATTGAAGACGTAGCCCGCACTCAAATTGCCGTCCACCCCCATCACGACGTGCGCGAGCTCCACCGCATCTGCGGTGAAAGCATCGTCGGCCGCATACCCCTGCACCGTTTGAGGCGAGGAATACAGATTCGTGACGGCAATACTGAAGGCCGAATTGGCCGCGGTAATTGTTGCCATCAGGCACTCCAGAAAAAGCGAAAGCCGCCCGAAGGCGGCTTCGAATTGCGCGCGCGGAGTTATTCGCGGGCGCTCACATCGATTTGAACCGGGATATCGGCGAGCACCTCCCTGCGTCGGCGCCGCAGGAGCGTACGCAACAGCCAGCACAGCGCCCGCCGAAACATCACGACACCGTGACGGTGATCGACGACGGCGCGTCGTACGTCGTGGCCGGCGGCGTGGGCAGCGTCACCGTCGGGCCGTTCGCCGTCGTGGTCAGCGTGAACGCCTGGGTGACCGGCGTACCGATCGGCGCGCCGGTGCTGTCGACGGCCGCCGCTGTCGCAACGTAGTCGCCGTCGGTCACGTTGCCGAACGACGCAACGTACGGGCCCTTTGCGAGCGATACCGAGCCGAGCGCGTTGCCGAGCGCGTCCTTGGCCGGATTGCCGGCCGCGTCGGTCAGCGAAACCGACACGCCGGCCGGATTGATGTTGGCCGGCAGCGAAGTGGCAACCGTTGCGAAGGTGAGAATCAGGTTCATGCGAAAGCTCCAGATGAAAAAATGCCCCGTCTGCTCGCGCAGCGCGGGGCGGTTAAAAAGTGTGTTGGGAAATGGAACGCCGCGCGTTTATGCCGCGTCGTCGTCAGGATTCGACGGAAGCGGGTCGCCGCGCTGATATACGGTGTACGTCTCGCCGTCGCAGACAACGGCAATGGCGTCCTCTGGAATCGGATTAGCGGGAGCGAGCACCCCATCAGCGCCGGTGATTGCAGGTATCGTGATCATGGATTCAGAAGCTCCAGGACATAGCCCTCAAGCGTCAATGTGTCGGCCGCATTCGCGAGCGCGCCCGTAATGGTCAACGTCGTCGGCACAGAGGTATCCACGCCCGTCGCAAGGAAATTAGTCGCGGATGTGCCGAAACTGCCGCTCAGTCCCGTTGGCGTCCAGATCTGCGAATTCGTAGCGCCGCGGTTCATACCGCACCGCTGCATTACCGAAGTCGCAACAGACACCGCGCTGTAGCCGCCTATCGAGACGCCCGCGAGCCGCGCGGTGATCACCTTGCTGTTCGCGTTGTTCGTCATCGAAAACAGGTGCGTGATACGCAACTGCGCCTGTTTCGATAAAGCCGGGAGTTGAATACTCGCGAGCGTCGTCTCCGCAATCGCACCGGTGAGAGATGAAGGGACCGCCGAGCTTGCAACGATCCGTGGAAGGCCCTGCGGAAGAATTCGGAGTCCGCTCATCATTTCACCGTCGAGATGAGAAGCGTCGTGCCCGTGCCGTCGTAAGCGATTGCACCGAGCGTGTCGCCCTTCGGCGCATCGAACGTCACTGAGCAGCCTGCGGGCAAGGTACCACCCGAAACCGTTGCAGCCGACGAACCAACGTTGCCGAAGCTCGCTTCGGTTGCACCCGCCGGCACCGAACCAGGCGCGCTCGCGCTCGTAAGAGCGGCGGCGCGCTGAACCGACGTGATCGACACGGTGCCGCTGACCGCCTGGGTAGCCGGAAGATTGCCGACATTGACGGCCCCCTGGACCGTCACGCTATCTTGCGCCGAGGTCAACGCACGAATATTGAGTGAGCCCTTGACCGCGGCGAAAATGCCCTTCAGCGTGCCGATGATCGTGCTGTTACCGGAACCGCTATAGGCGGCATCCTTCGGCATGCCCGCGGCCGCGCTGATCGCGTCGAGATTGCCTCCAGATTCCTGCGCCGCGTTCTGCGGTAACGTGCCACCTCCCCCCGACCCACCAGAACCGAAGTCCGTAATGGGATCGCCGGTTGCAGGATCGACGAGCACGACGCCTTGCGCGGTGGCCTGATTTCCTGAGGCGCCGTTATTGACATGCACTTCCATGTGTTCGCTCCGGCTCGGTTACACCACGCAGACGCTTGCCAGGTCGAGTTCCTGAATGCTCTCGCCGTCCGTGTACAGCAGCGTCATGGATGGGCTCGCGCGCGCGGCGCGAATATCCGCCGTAGCGGGTTGGATCTGCAGGTAGTAGCCCTTAGCCTCGATCGCGGTGGAAGCATCGAAGCCGAGCATGTTCTGGATTTCGGCCACCTCGGCGTCGGACAGTGGAATGCCCGTGCGGATCGCGCCGTAGTTGATCGCTTTCTGGATCGGGTCCATGCAAGCCGCATCGACCAGCGAATAGCCTTGGTCGTTGTACGGCAGCGAGTTGATCGCCATGAGCAGTTGCACCATGGCGAGCTGGAGGTTCGCATTCAACCAGATCTGGTTGAGGTAGCTGTCCAGCCATGCCCACTGGCCCGAAATCGAGCCGCGATACATGAAGTTCCACTGGCTTGTCGCGTTCGCATACGCGCCGTACCAGTTGTACCCGTTGGCCTTGAGCGCGAGCGCGTCGGATGCGCCAGTAACGGACGGCAGCAGCCCGGCCTGAGTGCGGAACGCCAAGGTGGCGCGGCCGTTCAGGCGGTTGAAGTCGAGCGATGCAGCGAAACCCAGGATGAATGCCGCGTGCGTGCAATCGCCGAACAGGAGCACCGTGCCGTCCATCTTGGCCGACTGCACCGCATAGCCCCACGTTTCCGTCGAGCCCGCGACCTTTGCCTGCGGGTCAGAGTCGTAGCCGACGTACGCGAAGCGGTCGCTCGTGCTATTTGCCCACTTCGAAAACGCCGTCTTGTCGGCGGTGTCCGGCTCCCACGTCGTGGAAAACAGAGCCCAGTTCTGCGTGACGTTCGCGATGATGTTGCTCATGAACGTGTTCGGGTCGGCAGCGTCGGCACCCTGCGAAACGGTCGCGCCGGACCCTGCATCTAGCTTCAGCGCAACGGCGGCGTCACCGGTCGCGGCCGCGATGGTGGACTTCGCCCCCGTTGCGCTGTCCGTTATGACGAACGCCTGAAATAGCGGGTCGAAAGTCACGCTCAGACCGAGATCCGTCGCCAGCGTCTGCGCGGCGTCGGAGAAGCTTGCCGCGTGCGAGAGGTCCACGTTCGCCTGATGCGCCGTGCCGCTCGCCATGATGCTGATCGAGCCGGTCACGGTCTGCAACTGCTCAACCGTCATCGTCGCCAGCGACGCGCCGCGAACCCATGCCGCCACCGGGTCCTCGTTGTACTGCGCGATGTAGAACGTGCCTGGCGTTTTCGTGCAGTTCTGGAAGCCGTTGAAGTAGATGCCGCCCATCTGCACTTCGACGGACTGCTCGCCGAAATAGTCGCCGATATCGTCGTCGTCCGCGAACGGCTGCGCTGCGCCGATCGGGACGCTTTTCGATTGCGTCAGAAGGAGGCCGTTAAGATCGACGGCGTTGCCAGCGGCGGCCAGCACGCTCGGCAGCACCTTGACGATCTGCGAGATCGGGATTGCTCTGGCCATGGATGCTCCAATGAAAAAGGCCACCCGAAGGTGGCCTTGCTACGTGATGTGGCGGGCGTTACGGCCCGAGATGGGTGTCGACTTCGATCAGTCCATTCCAGCCCTGCACGTCCTTTGTGTCGGCGGTCACCGGATTACCGGCGGTGCCAATCTCCAGGCCGTCTGCGAAGTCCTGTGCGAGCGTGAGCTCCGGGTTCATCTGGAAGACCAGTTCGAAAGTCCAACGGTCCTCGTATTGCTTGCTCCCGTCGACAAGCGGCCCTTGGTGAGCCTCGGTCGCATAGAGCGGTTGCACGCCAGCGAGCTGCGCCGCGAAGAAGTCGCAGCCGTATATGTCGCGAAAGAGCGTGGCGATCGCCACGGCCCGCTCCGACGCCCCACTGCCGTAGCAATCGAGCTGCGCGCGCCACTCAGTTGAGCGGCGCACCGCGCGCGTCTGCGCCTCGGGGTTGTACGTCGAAACGTTTGTCGATAAACCGTTCTGCCGCATGGGAGTCACGACGACGCAAGGACCATCCGGCATCGGTACACGATTGCCCTGCGCGCGCACAACCTCGCAGTCAACGAGAGAACAGAGGAACGCGCCGAGCGCCTTGACGATGTCGTCTTCGGTGATGCTGGGGGTTATCGTCATGGCATGTCAGGCCAAAATCGGTTGCCCTTCGATTGGTTGTCGGAACGCGGCAGGACTTGGAGATTCGCTTCGCAGTGAAGCCCGCAAACGAGATCGGATTGCATTGGTACGATGTGATCGACTTGATACCACTCGCCAGTCACCATGCTCAGGAAGTCAGCCGCAAAGTAGAACTCCGCAATTTGCCTGTGGCTCGCCCACCGTGGAGTAGCAGCCCTCTTCGCGGACCTGTAACGAGCCAATTTCGCTACGCACGTCGCGCGATTCGCCTTGCTCCACGCGGCGTTATAGGCCAGAACGCTTTCCCGTTCCGCAGCATATTTATCTGCCTTTCGGATGCGGTTCCGATTCGGATTCTTAGCGGCCCACGACTGCTTGTAGGACTTAGCCAAATCCCCATTTTGTCGCGCCCATTCCTTCGAATAGGAGCAACTGCGCTCGCGGTTCTTTGCATATTGCGCAGCACGGATAGGCTTCCAGCACACTTTGCAAATCTTGCGAACGCCCCACTTCTCTTGTGCGCTCTTGTGATACGCGGTTAGCGGCTTCTCTACGCCGCAGACTTTGCATTGGATCGTCAGTGGTTTTGAAGGCATAGCGCTACTTTGCACCATCCGTCCCAAGTTTCCAGCACCTGCGCAACGAGCCATGTCGTCCCGCGAAGGTCGGCACGCACCGTCGAGTCGTCCGCGAACGTCACCAAATCGCCACCCTTCTTCGCCGACTGCACAATCCCCTGCACGTTGCCAAAGAAGTAAGCAGCGCGCAGCACGCCTTCGATATTCAGCCCGGCCAGATGTTGAAGCTCGGGGGCCGTGAGAGCCTGCACCTGAACCGACACGTCGCTGTCGTTGTACCTCGGCACCTGGCGCAAGTCGTCGCCGGTGTCGTAGCCCGCGCTCTGGCGCAGTGTCGCGTCCGTCATCGGGTTCACCGCCGCGATAATGGGAGAAACAATTCCGTGCAGGTTCATTCGCCGCTCCCGTCCACGACCTCGTGGCCAACGCTATTCAGCATGTGCCCGGTCCAGATCAGCGGCTTTGCCTGCGTGTCGGTCACGTTCGGTTTGACGTCGTGCTGAATGTCCTTCCGAGCCTGAACTACATCCTGTCCCGTCATTTCTTCCCTGTTCGACCAGAATCTTTCGCGCAGCAACAGCGTCACCGGGCTCAACTCCGGCGCCTTGAGTTTGCGAATCGATTCCTGCAGTTGATCGGAAATACCAAGGCCCATGATTTCGAGCGCCTTCTCAGCGTCATAACCGGTGCTCTCCAGCACTTGCCTTAGCGCGTCGCCCCATCCGCCCTTGTTCTCGCTGACCATGTCGCGAAAGAAGGGCCTCGACGGAATACCCGCACCCGGCGCGCCGAATTCCTGAATGGCCGCCACCTGCGCGACCGGCATGCCGCCGTCCGGGTACGTTGCGCCTTCGAGGAAGCCGACGCGCACCGTCTTCGCTTGCAACTTCTCCATGGTCTGCTTGAGATGGGCCTTTAGAGCGTCACCGCCCTTCATCGAACCAGCCATCATCGCCTCCCGAATCCGCCGCCCCATGGATTGACGACAGGTACAGGGCCCGAAACGTAGGTCATCATTCGGTACTTCGCCGTCGCCTGCCAGAACGCGAGGCCATACTTCGTCTGCCCGTACCACTGCGCACTGCCCGGCGGTAGGTCCATCTGCGTCTGCACCGACACACTGCCCTCGGTCGCGCCACCGATTCGGCCGACAAGCGGCGACGGTGCTTGGCCGTTGACCGGCGCATTCAGCGCGGCGATGTGCGCCGTCAGCATGTTCAACAGCATCTCGCGCTCACCGCCGGGGCGGCTGTCGGTCACGATGCTGCACGGCGTGTTATCGCAGTAGAGCTGCGCCTCGTTGAAGTACTCCTGCGCGGTGGGCGCCGACACCCACTTCGCGAGCTCCGGATAACGCGCGCTCCACCGCGCGTACAAGAACTGCACCACTCCCGGGCCGCACATAGTCAGCTCGGGCGACGCGCGTCGTCAGTTTCGAGGCCCTTCGGCAGATTCTTCGGATCGAGCCGCTCGAGGTTCGACTTCTCGGCTTCCATCTCCTTCGCATGCGACACCGTGCTCGCATCTTCGCTGTGCGCGAAGATCATGCCGTTGACGATGTAGTCCGCCTTCTTATTCTGCTCGTACCACTCGTCCCAGAAATCCTTGGGAATGTCATGGGTGAGCGCGTAGCCGGCGACGATGCGTTGATGCGCGCCCTTGTTCTGCGGAAATGAATTCCCCAGAAATACGAACGGCTTCGTGTCGGGCCGCAGCTCCGCAATCCGGAACTCCCGGACACCGCCGCCAACTACCGCTTCCGTGCGCTCCATAAAATCGTAGAGACGAGCCGTTAGGTCCATCGGCAGTTTCGAGGCGACCACGACCGTCGCATTCGACGGCACGTTGTTGGTTCGCTTGGCCACGGCGGCCGATTCCAGCGTTCCCATATGTGATTCTCCAGTCCAGAAATGCAAAACGCCCGGCGTTACCGGGCGATTCGTACTGCAGTTGAGGGATGATTAAAGGCCGACCATCGTGCCCATCGCGAACGGTTGGCGCATGATGAAGCCGTTGGTGCCCTGGCTCATCTTCTGGCTATACGCCGACAGCGCGCGCACCACGACGCCCGAGCGCAGCTTCATGTTGAAGCTGCAGTAACCCGAGTCCTGGCCGGTGGCGTCAGGGCACCAACACTGCATGATTTCGCCGGCCGCGGAGCCCTGCGGGTTTTGCGCGGTCAGCGCACCGTACTGGACTGCGCTTCGGATCTCCATCTTCGGGAAGTTCTTTTCGAGCAGCGCCGACACGTTCACGTTGAAGTTGTTCGTCGCGGTGAGCGCGCCTTCGCGGCTGGGCGAGAGGCCGAGCACGAAGCGTGACTTCGTGTTCACGCGGCCACCCGACTGATTGATGATCTGGATGACAAGCGATGCAATGTCCGCGTAGATCTCGTTCGGCGTCGCGTTATACGAGGTGCCGTTCAGCCATTTGACGCCCCCCGCCGCCTTCGGCGCGGGTGCGATCGCTGGGTGCAGCGCCGGATCGTTTAGTGCCCCGTAGTTCTGCAGACCGGCGACGCCGCGGAAATATGACAGGTTCTGGAACTTGTTGAGCCCGTCGATGGCGGCCTCCTTCTGTTCCGCCACGAAACCGATCTTCGCGAGCCCCGCTTTCTCAATCTCCAGGTCGCCATAACGCACGATAGTCTGGTAGAGGTACGGCTGGCGTTCCGGGAAGCTGGTGTTGATGCCCGCGCTTCCGTTGTCATCGTAATCGCCGTAGCTCGACACCTGATAGGTCCGTTCGACCACCGGGAATTGCAATGCCGTCGACGTCCAGTCGCCCTTCTGCTTCTCGCCGAAGATCTCAGCAGCTTCATTCGGCGCGGTCAGCACGCGCAGCACATCCGGGTCCAAATAGTAGGACAGATAGGCAGGGATGCCCGCGTTTTCGGTCGTCACCAGAGACTGCTGCACGACCTCCGGCGCGGCGTCCATTGCGAGCATGAAATTTTCTTTCCACTCGGGGCGCATGAAGCGCTGCGCGCCATTGAAGTCGATGCGCCACGTGCTGCGGTGGAAGTCGATCGCGCCGCGCTGCTCCGCGGGCGCCATGTCATAGGCAAGTAGTTTCACCATGGTGTGATGTCCTCGTTTCGTTGGTGTCCGATTTAGCCAGTGACCCACGTGGTCATCTTCACCAGCTCGCCGGGCGCCGCGTTCGACGCGGCTACCCATTTCGTTGCGGTCCCTGTTTCGACGGTGAGCGCGCCGGAGGCGACCGCCTGCCCGTTGTTGACCGCATAGGTGCCCGGGCCACCGTCGCCGGTCAGGAGCGCCGTGATGGCGGTTCCTTCGGCCACACCGGCGCCCGTGAGCGTGTCACCCACGCCGAGCTCGCCGGATTCGACGGCCGTGACCGTCAACGTGCCGCCCGATGCCGTAATCTGCGTGGCCGCCACCTCCTGCGGAATGTCCACCGTGTAGGTGCCCTCACCACCCGTACCGGTGACGAGTGCCGTGATGAATGTGCCCTCGGCAATGCCAGCGCCCGTCAGTTCCTGGCCAACCATGAACACGCCGCTCGCGACCGCCGTCACCGTCAGCGTGTCGCCGTCGATCGAGCCCGTCACAACGTTGGGATCGATCTTGCCCGTCGCGCTCGCGCTCGCCCAATTCGAGCCGAACTGCACCTGGCCGGTGGAATTATTGGCGTACGCCGCCTGCTGGCGCTGCGCGGTCGCCTGGCCGTCGTTCCGCACCCAGAATCCGCCAGCGGTGTGCGCCGTGACCTGATAGCCCTGCGGCACCAACATCGACGCCTCGGCCAGAAAGTCGGTGATCAACGCCTGCTGCTCGCGATGGATGAAGCCGTCCGGTGCACCGGCACCCTGGTTGTTCAGTGTGTTGCCGCGCATCCACACGAAGCGGCCGACGCGCACGCCGCCGGGGCCGGCCACGAACGCGCCTTCACCAGCATTGAGCGTCGCGCGCGGGTTGGAATCGCAGAAGTCGCCGACGACTGCCGGTGCTGCCTGCGTGTTGACTTGTCGGGGGAAGCCCATGTTTTGCTCCTGATTCTGTATTGGCTGGTCGACGCGTTATGCGTGAAGGCGGTTGGCGTCCGGGAAGGCCTCGGCCATGTCAGCCGACGGCGTCGGCGCCGCATCGGTCGCCATCGTGCGGCGCTGCGTATCGCCGGGCTTCGGCTGCGCGAGCAGCACCGTCTTGAATGCGCTCGGGTGCACATCCTTGACGTCGACCTTGAGGATGTCGAGCGCCGCTCGGTAGACGGCATCGGCGCTATCCATCGCGGTCAGGCGACCAACATAGGGTTCGACGACGCGCTCGGCTTCCTGCGTGTCGCGCAGGCGCTTGATGGTGCGTTCTTCGGCCTCGCGCGCGGCGTCGTTCGCGGCCTTCGTCGAGCGCTCGCGCTCCGTGCGCAAAGCCGCGTCCATTGCCGACTTGCTGACCACGTCGGCGTTGTTGTCGCTGGCTCCGTTCGGCAACTCGCTTTTATCCTTGCCGTTGTTCGGCTGCGCGTTGGCACCGCCTTCCGTTTGTGTCGGTTCGTCCGTTGCGGCGGGCGCCGCGGCGCCGAGTGCCTTCAGCATCGTCTGCACCTGCGCGAGATCGTCGTCGCTGATCTTGCCGCGCAACAGGTTCAGGATCTCGGCGTGCTTCGGATCGTCGTCGTCCTCGGCTTGCCCTTCGCCCGGGTTCTCATTGTCGAGACGGTCGAGCAGTTGAACGACGTCCTGTAGGTCCGCGTCCTTGGCGAGCTGCGCCTTGATCGCGGCCACAATGCCGGGCTTCTTCTCCGCCCAGTTGCGGCGCTTCACGCCGGCGAGAATCGTGTCGAGGTCGATCGGTGCGGCGTCCGCCGCCATCTTCGGCTTCAGGACGGCCAGCAAGGCCCCCTTCGCCATTACAGCTTTCTTGCTGAGAGGCTTGCTCACGGGTCTTTCTCCGTTCGGGTTGATATGAGAGTCGCCGACGAGCACGTCGGGGCCTGCGCGCCCCTTCTTGACGACGGCGACGTGGTTGAAAGCGATGTCGCGCATGACGCCGTCGTACGGCACGCCTTCATAGGTGCCGGGCGTCATGTCCGCGCGGTAGTAGTACGAGCAGCTGATCTCCTGCTGCTCGCCCGTCTCGACGCCGCGGATCGCGTCGGCGGTCCAGATCACCAGCGACTGGTCGAGATACGGCGCGTTGAATACTGCGTCCGATCCAGTAGCGCCGATGACGGATTCGGGTTGGTGGTCCTCGGCGCTGTGCGGTACATGCACGTTCAGCACCGGGATCTTGTTCGCCGTGGGCGCACCCTTCGCAAGTTCCTCCGGATCGCGCAACAGCATGTACACGCGCTTCGGGTCAAGCCCGAGCTGCTCGCCGTCTGGGATCTCGTCGCCGCGATACGGGCAGACGTTCGCCTTGCTGATGTGCGTCAGCGCGACGTGCAGCCGGCCGTCCTGGTCGTACATGCGAACGCTCTCGCGATCGAATGCGAGCCGGAGCGCGCTATCGTTCGCGGCCGTGGCCGTCACGGTCGGGCGCATCTGCGCAATGGTCTCGCGTACGCCTGGATGAAGCGGTTCAGGTGGGTCCGAGAGCGGCGCCCAGCGAAATGCCGTGTGCTCGTCGCGCTTCAGGCTCGGCGTGAACTTGCGCAGCACGTCCACGCGGAACGTCACGAAGTCGACGCCCTCGAGGTTCTCGACGCTCGTGAGCAGCTTCAGACCGCCATACGGCAGCGCGCCAATCTCCTCGCGCGTCTCGCGCATGGCGGTTTGCTCCGGCGTTTCGCCGTTGTCGGCGCGGCCGCCAGGAAAATCCCATTCGTTGCCGTGGTTGGCGTCGGGCGATCGCAGGATGAACAGCGCCTCGTCCTGCGGCGTCACAAGGCAAATGCCCGCGCCTTTGATGCGTTCGTCTTTTGCGAGTCGGGCCATAGAAAGGACAGCGCCCGCTCGAGGCGGGCGCGTTCAATTAAATCCAGGGATTACCAGCTTCCCTGTACAGCGACAGCCCGGCTTTGTGCCGGGCCAGATGTATTCGCCGTCGATGTAGCAGCCTTTCGCCACGTCGAACAGGCGACCTTTTCCGCCGTCCTCTCGCGAGGCCTCTACGTGCGACTGGCGCGGGTGTTTGCCGGCACCGGAGTGGCGCCAACGCTCTTCAGTGATACCAAGCTCCAGCGCGCGCGCATTCTTGATTGCGCTTGTCGTCTTGTTGGACTGGTCCAGCGCAATGAAGGCGGCGCGCCGCCGCGTGACGCCATACCGCTCCGTGAGCTCGTCGGTAATGTGCGAAAGATCGCGCCCCTGCTGCATGCCGCGCATGACAATGCCCTGCACGTCCGAAAGATGCTTGTCGGCAATGCTCCTAATCAGGCCGACGTTCTCACCGATGGCCGTCTGCATTGCGTTGTGCACGCCCGGCGTGGTCTTAAACTGCACCGTGAAGCCTGCCGCCTTGAGCGCATCACGAAACTGCATCTCGGTCGTGCCCGCCGCGCGATCGACAAAGTATTTTGCGAGGCCATCTGCGCCACTCTCAAACTCCTTCGCCCAGCGCTTCGCGAGCTTGTCGAGCATCCGACGCATCCCGCTCGCGGCACTGCCGTCGCGATAGGAACCCATCGCGTCCTGCGCGAGGCGCGGCGGCGGATTGGCGCGGTATTGCGCCGCGATCCAGTAGACGAGCGACTTTTGCATCGCCGCAACCCAACGGTCGAGTTGCGCCTGATAGCGCGCGGTCACGCCCGCATTGGGCCGGATCGTGCGCAGTTCCATCGGTCGCCCGGTGGGAGACACCAAGCCGCTCATGGGCGCAGCGCCGCGTCGCGGTGCCCCTCGCTGTCCCCTGGCTCGCGATCGTCCTGCTCGTCGTCATCATCCGGGCCCACCGTCCCGCTCTCCTTCTCGGCGCGAGCGAGCGGACCGCCCGATACAACGGGCGGCTCGGGCAAAGCGACGCCGAGGTCGAGCCCCGCATATGGCGAGCCCTCCTCTGTCGCAATTCGCTTGCGCGACTCGTCGGGCATGATGATTTGCGAACCAATGAGCGTTGCGTCGGTTTCCGCGTTGGTTTTCCGGATCGTCGCCAGATCCACGGCGGTGACGACCTTGAGCTGGTTCCACTCGAAGTGAATGTCGGGATCGATCTCGCCGAACAACGACAACTGCACGATCCGTAACAGCTTTTCGATGATCGGCGAATAGATCTCCTGATTCGCCGCGATCGTGTCCTGGAACACCTCAATCTCGCCCTGGCTCGACGCGTTGAGCCCGGCGGGCGTAATGCCGGTCAGGTAGACCAGTGGAAGGCCCGAAGGCGCGCACTGCTGCTCCTGCGATTGCGCCTGCAGCTTGTCGAGGCTGCCGAGCGGCGCAGAGACGTTCCCGAAATCCTCGGTCTCCTTGTTGATCGCGTTGACGCCGTGGTTGTCGCGCCCGATGTTGAAGATCATCAGGCGTCTGAGCAGGTTTTCGATCCCACCGCCCTGCACCACGGTGCTCATGTCAGTCTTCAGCGTCCACACCGTGAACGCATGAATCAGGTCCGACACCGACTGGCGCGTGCGCAGCCAGTTCTCGACGTACGGCTTCATCATCTGGAGCAGCGAGAGCCCCGAGAACGCATATGCCGGCTTAAGGATGTCGGGCACCTTGCGCGACACGACGGTCATCAAGCGGCTCGAATGAATCTCGCGGCCCATCACGAACCAGCTCGTCGGCTTGTAGAACGTCGGGTCGAGCGGATCGTCGGCGTTGTAGCGGTTCGGATAGCTCCAGATTGGCTCAACGACCGTGAGCCGCTGGATTGCGTTGCGCGCGACCTTCGCGCGCGACTCGGCCAGTTCGGTGCGCAGCTCTGCGTTGCCGCGCGCGTCGCGCTTGTCGCCCAGATCAAGGAAGATCTGCGATCGCCCGAAGAAACCGTCCTGCTGGATTGCCTCCCGCATGACGGCCTGCACGCCGAGCCGCGTGAACTCGGCGTCGATCTGCGCGATCTTGTCCGACTTGCTCTTGTCGCCCTTGGCTTTGATGGTGAGCCACTTGCGCGTCATCTCGCGCGCGTACACCTCGGCAGGACGTCGAAACTCTGGGATCTGCGACCAATTCGCCAACACCGAGAAGCCTGGGAAAGCGTAGCCCTCACCGAAGGCCGCGTTCACGTTCTCCGACGCGCCGAGGTTCGCGGCGGCCTGCGCATCGAAACACGCGTCCATCGCGATCTTCTTCGCCGTCCTGCCGCGCGGCAGCACCCCGGCGATCGGCTCATACGGCTTGAACAGCTCCACGTCGAGCGTCTTGCGTTTGCGCGAGCCCGGCGCAGCGCGCAGCAGTTCGACCGCCTCATCCGATATCTTCATTGGCACGCTGGTAGCGCGCACGCGCACGGTTGGCTTGCGGGGCTCTGACGCGGCCGATTTAGCTGTTTTACGATTCATTAGTGGGTTCTTCCCGCACGGGCAAACTGCTGCACCGCGTCGTTGCTGATGACCATCGGCTCTTCGCCTGGCGCGAATGCCATGACAAAGGCGTCCGCAAGATTCGGTGACGGCACCTCGCGCTTGGCAAGGTCCTTCTTTGATTCCACCTTTACCTTGCCGTTGTTGTCATAGTCGCGTTTCGGCGTAGCCAGCTCGTCAATAAGCTGGTCTAGATAGGGTGTATCGCTCGCGATGCTGATGAGCTGGTCGTCTGGGTATCGCTCGCCCTTGCGAACGGCGTTGAACGTGTTGCGGAATCGATCAGCAACCGACCACCACGCCTGAGCCTTGAGGTTGAGGAACATGTCGCCGTTCTTCACCTTGGGCCTGTACTCGGCCTCGGGATTGAATACGCCCGCACCAGCATTGAACTTGTGGTGCTGCACACGCCCGTCGATGACGGTGTCATTCAGCTCATTGAACTTCGCGCCCGAACTCGCGCCAACCCCTATCGAATCGTAGGTAACTGATGCTCCACGTTCGCGCGCCGCGCCCCACACGCGGGTACACGACGTGAGAAGTTCATCTTCACCGGCCTTCCAAAGATCACTCCAGAGCACAACGGATCCATGCGCAAAGACGTTCGCGCATTTGTCAGCGCCAGAGTCCGCCACGTCGAAGCCAAGGCGCTTTCGGCCGGACGGCTGAAAGTCGAGTCCCCGATGCGCGTCGATGGCAGCCATGATCCATGACCGTTTGATGATGGACGCGTCGTCGTCGTCCTTCGGTACGCCTAGATAGATATGGGCGTACTCGTCTTCATCCTCCGCTTTGGCAACTGCAATGACGTCGCGCATCGTCTGCGAGAGGAACGGGTTCTCGTCATAGTTGATACGCCTGACGAGCGTTCCAGGGGGCGGCGTGATGACAAACCGCTTGTAGACAAAATCAGTCGCGAGCCGCGGATTGAAGATGATCCAGACCTGCGAGCCCTGCTTGCGGATCGTCGCTTCGAGAATCTTCCACTGCTCCTCAGTGAGGTTGTGGCCTTCCTCGATCCAAAGAACGTCAATGCCCTCGAGCGACTTGATTTCGTCAATCGACCGCCACAACCCGTAGAACAGAAACTCGGCACCCGTCTTGCGGCCGACGATCTTGTTGTCGAGCACGCGAAACTGACTGTTCAGCCCGAACCGGTCGATTTGGTGCTTGAGCAGCGTATAGACCGATTCTTCGATCTTGTTCTGGAACTGCCGGACGCACAGGAATCGCAGCCGGTAGTTGCTTGCGAGGAACGTCGCGAACCCTGCCGCGTCCCACGACTTCGAGGAAGCACGGCCGCCGTACAGGACACGATTGCGGACCGCTTTGTCGTCTACTGTGCGCGCGGCCCAAAACTCACGGAGCGCCGGGTTCAGCGTCGGGCGGTCAAGCAGCTCCATAGAAGTGGTCGAGGCTGGTCGGGACGTCCTCACCGCTGCCGTCCTCGCCCGCCTTCAGTCCGTATGCCTCGCGCTCAAGGCCGATTAACGTCTTAAGCGTCTCGGCCAGCTTCTTCATGCTGTCGACACGACCGGCACTCGAGATCACCTTCTGATAGATGTCGTTGCGGCGATCGTTGCCACGCTCGTCCTCGGCGCGAAGCAACAAGCCGAGTTCCTCGAACAATTCACGGTTTTCGCTTACGACCTCGAGCTCGTCTAGGAGCGCCATCGCTAGTCGCCGCGACTTGGCGATATCCCGCCTGTGCGATAGCCGGATGTTGGCGATGACCTCGGCATTCGCTTCGACAAGTACGCGATCCGAAATGGCACTTTCCGTGCGTACCGAACTGCGTACCTCTTCGCTGCGTACCAGCGCCTCAGCCTTGTCCTGTATGCGTTTGCTGAGATCGCGCACCCAGTCGTCCCGCTTCGCACGCTTGCGGATCGCACCCTCGGTAATACCGTGCTGCGTAGCAATCTCCCGGACCGACAACACACCGGCCCGGTAGTCAGCCTCAATGCGCTCCCAATCCGGCGCCGCCTTCCTTTGCTGCGCCATTCAAAATCCTTGCTAGATGAGATGCGCGCCCCTGCCGCCCCGCACGGACGGAATCTATCCGGCGACGTCACATGGCGCGCAGCCGGTGTTTTCTACAGACACTTACCGGCTTGTCTGGACAGCGGCGCGCGGCGTGACCTGTGACCTGTGCGGTCGAAGTTGTCGAGGCGCGCCGGTGCTGCGCGTTCTATCCCTGCTTCTGCTGTGGTGCAAATAGGCATTCAGCGGCCTGTTTCGCAGCCGCCATACTCGCTGCAGTCTTCACGCCGCGTTCACGTGCGCGCTCGAGCGCGCGCTGGTCAGCTTCTTGTCGCCGTTCCAATATCTCCATCGGATCGCCGTAGAGATGGCGCGGCAGCGGATCAGGAAATCGCATAGGCACAAAAGCAAAACCCCGCTCGATTGCTCGAAGCGGGGTTGGTTGTCGAGAGCGGCCAGAATCAGGATTCGCGAACGAATCGCGCCACCGTGCCACGTCGCAATACCGCTGCGACCTTTTCAGTATCCGGTGTCATGCCCGTCAGCTGCGCGAACGTGACGACGCTCGACAGGTACAAGCGAGCCCACCACCTGAACGAAATTTCAAGATGAACGGTCACGTTCATTGCGGACCACTCCAGATGGAGCGAGCGGCCGGAATCGAACCGGCGACGCGCAGCTTGGAAGGCTGTCGTTCTGCCAACTGAACTACGCTCGCGGAAACGAAAACGCCCAGCGCGGCGCGAGCCTGCTGGACGTTCATAGATGCGGTGCCGTCTAGTTCCGGCTGCCAGCCACTCAGTGGCCTATCCCGTGCCTGACGGGCAGTCTCGCTTCTGTGTGCGCAGCGTCCGGCGCGCCAGCAAGCGAATTGGAGAGAGCGGCCCGCGCTGATCTCGGGCTTCGCGTGACCCGGAGGACCCACGCCGGTGACGCCAGAATCTGCCGCACGCTCGGCAATCGAAGCCCTAAAGCCTCGGGAGGGGAGTCGAACCTATCTCCTTGCCTTCTCTCAAGCGCAGTCAGCACCTGCGCATTCGCTCTCTGTGGATGGCTCTGGACTCGAACCAGAAAGGCCGAAGCAACGGTTTTACAGACCGCTCCACGCTACCAATTACGGGACTACCCATCCACAGAAAGCACCCATATCGCTGGGCAAGCGGCACGCTATGGGTGCGGCACCCGGGGCGTCAATCCCGGCAGTGTGTTGCGACCATCTTGGCTTTGGCGCCGTCATCTGGTTAGCGAGGGTGGGCACTCCTCAACCATCGGGCAATTTCGATCCCATGCGGACTGTCGTGCCGCTCTAACGTCGTTGCGCAGCAGCGATTAGTTGACGCCTTCGTTGAGCGCGACGCCGCCGTCGGCGAGCGCGCTTTCGCCCCACCACCCTTCGACCGCCCGACCGTCGGCCGCCTTGTAGCGCACGAGATAATTGCTCTCGCCAATCGCATACTCGGCACGGGCAAGCACTTCACCCGCCTCGCCGCTCGCGACGATCGAGACGGGCACTTTGAGATCGAACTTGAAATTCATAACAACTCCGGTTGGTTAACGAGAAAGCCCGCTGGCTTTTCGGCTCAGCGGGCTTTGGACGCAAGAATGACGTGTATCTCTAATCGCGGATTTTTACCTGTTTCTTCGGCAAAGGCAAGCGAAATGTGTCACCGACCCTACTCAGCGCCCCGTTTCTTCGACCTCCAGCAACTCAATTGCGGCGAGCCGCGATTCAATTGCTGACCATGCTTTATCCTCGGCGCTAGTGACAAGATCGGATTTCGGATCGCCCTTGATCCAGCGACGCACTGCGACATTGTGATTGCTGACCGTCTTCACGGCGGCATCGCATTTCTTCGCGATCTCCTCGAGATTCTGTTTCACGCCAAACAGGCGAAGAATGATGGCGCGGCGCACCTGGTAGTGCGAGAAACCGGAAGCGTGCGCGGCCGACTGATCTGTCAGGTAGGCAATCGCCGCCTCCCATTCGACGTTTGGCCGTTGACCGCTGCAGCAGGACCGCTCGCAATCGCACGGCACACCATGCGGCGCGGCGCGAGCAACGAGCAACGCGAGCCCGAGGTCGTCGAGTTCCCACAGCTCGCGGCGAATGATGCCTGATTGCCCCGCACCATCCAGACCAATCAGCCCCATGCCGGGCTTCTCCATGATCCCGCGCAGGCGCTTCGCCATCAACGTCTCGCCGTACTGCTGCGATGAGTAGCACAGCGCAAAGCGCACGGCGTCAAATGCGCTTTTAAATCGGATTTCGGCGTCCATATCAATCTCACGGTAAAATAGTGGTTCTCTATTCACTATTTCGGCCGCCTCAGGGCGGCTATTTTTTTGCCTGCTGTTCAAGCCGCCTGCACCAGTTCTATCCCCATCTTCTCGGCCCGCACCGGTTGCCAGCGCGCCAGCGCGGCATACGTCGCGTCGCGCCGCTGCTGCTTCGTCGGTACCGTCGATTGATCGAGCCAAAAATGACAGGCACGGCAGCCCGGGAATGTGAAACGGTTCTCAGCCTTTAGCCCTTTTCCCTTTCCGTGCTCGAGCAGATTCGAATGACACGGAACGACGTCGGGCCCGGGCCAGTTCGGGCACGTGCAGACGCCCGGAATCCGCAGGTAGCACGGCTCGCCGCGGCACGCCGCGAGAAACTTGGCGCCCGTCGCCCTTTTCACCCGGCGTTTCATCTCCGTTTGGCGCTCGTGCGTTTGGCGATCCGCCAGCGCGAACGCGGATTTCTTCGGTGAGCTTTTGCGGGACCATGCCGTGCGCTGCATCGGCGTCTTGCGCGGTCCGAACCCCGTGCGTTTCATTCCGACCACTCCACTCCAAAATCACGCGACGCCTCTGCATGAATCTTGTCCACGAGCTCCGCGAACGCCTTCACCGACAGATCCGCCGTCGACCAGTAGACCTGCACAATTTCCCCGTCAGGGGTCGTGTACTCATCCTTCAGCAGGAAACGCCGCCGGTAGTACTCCTTCCAGAATTCAGCCGGGTATTGCCGGCCATCCCACCACGCCTGTTCCGCGACCTCTTCCAGCATCGCGTGCAGCTTCCTGTTCTGAAGCGAATTACGCTGGCGCTCCTCTTCGGTCACGATGACGCGCAGCGGCGCGCCGCGATCTGCGAATGCCTTGGCGTTGGCGCGCACGAACGCGACCAGCGCCGACCAGGCCCCACCGTTGCGGAGAATGAATTCTCGATACAGCGACGTCGAAGCCATCAGCACACCTCCCCCGATCGTCGAAGCAGCTCGCGCGTCGCCTCGATCGCGGAACCGTCTCGCACCATTGCGCCAGTCACACACACCACGCGCCAGCCGGCCAACATCGCCGCGAGATATTTGCGTGCGTCGGCGTCAAAGCCATCTGCGCGCGTGTGGCGGCCACCCGAATGGATGCCGCCCTCGACCTCGACCGCGATTCGCTGCTCGGGCCACGCAAAATCAAGCCGCCAGCGACGGCGCGGCGTGAATCGAAATTCGCGAACAGGTTCCGGCAGTTGCTCGGCGCGCACCTGCAACGCGAATGCCTCCTCGAGCACGCTGGGCGCGGCGGGTACGCGCCGCTTCTTCGGCTTCGCCGGTTTCACCATCGCAGCCAGCGCCGGACTCATCGTCACCGGCGCTGTGTCGGCCAGGTCACTCGCGATCGCGCGGATCTTCGCGTGGACGCGCGCATTACCGATGCGACCGTTGACAACCGCCTCGGCCGGGAAGCGCAACGAATTCCTACTCACGACCACCCTCCTCTTTGTCGTCGTCCCACCACGGATCCTCGAGCGGCGCGCGGCGCGGCGCTGGCACGCTCGCACTGCGCTTCGGCTGCGGCGGTTCTCCTTCGGGAAACGGCCGCCCCACTGCGTCGTACGCGGTTCGGTAGACGTTCACTGGCCTACGCCCATTGCCCGCCTCGTATTCCCTTACCAGCTTCCATGCCCATGCCTTCGGATCGTTCATCGCTCACCCCTCGTCCGCCAATCCGACATGCGGAGGTTCGATGAACTCGACCACGCGCATCGATACCGCGCAGCACGACGTTTCGGCGCCGAGCACGAAAAATTCGCGGCCAGGGTACGCGCGCGCTAGGCCCTCCGCTTCCGTCATCGCCCGCGCGTAGGTCGGATGCCGTACGTCGAGATCCTTTGCGCTCAACGCCGGGCACCACACAAGCCAGAACTTCGGGCCGATTACCTTCGTGTTCATGCTGCATGTCCTCCTCTTTGGTCAACCCGGGCCTGCGCGATCTTCGCGATCACCTGCGGACGACCAAGGCTGTACGTGTTGACGCCGAGCCGCCTAGCCTCCGTCTCCAGATCCACATCGCTCATGCTGCTGAGCGGAAGCGTCACCTCCCGTGGCGGCGCCATCGCGGCGGGCACCAGCCGGTCGAGAAACGCCGCGTTGACCGGTGACCGCTCCTGGCGATCCTTCACGCGCTGTGCGACAGCCGCGTCATAGGCTTTGCGCAATTGCTCTGGGGTGATGCCGTCGCGCACCCAAGCGGCAATCTCCGGCTGCCCCGCGTCGAATTTCGCTGTGGTGATGCCCCGATCCAGTTCCCGCTGCCTCAGGAAGGCAACGATTTCATCGACACCAAACGACGACGCTCCGGAGTTATCCACAGGGCCGACGTGCTTAGTAGTACCTACGTCGTCGTTAGAACCTATGGTGTTAACTTCATTTCGATTCAATTCAGTTGCGACGTTCTCTATTGCGACCTGAAAAGCATCGGGGGCGATTCGGGAGGCGATCGGGAGGCGATCGGGGGGCGATCCGTTTCCCCCATGTTCATCGTCGGGGGGTGATGCCGGCTCATGGTTCTGCTCATCGGGGGGCGACGGTTTGGCCACCTCGGCCGCGCCCGCGAGAATCGTGCGCACCTGTTTCTTCTTGAGCCAATCCGACTGCGGGGCGACGACGCGCAGACGCTGTGCCGCGTCGACGATCTGCAGCTTGACGGCGTCGGTGTCGATCTCGATGCCCCAGCGCGTCGCGTTGCCGGTTGCTCCCGAGAGAGTGCTAACGAGCTTCGACAGCCACGCCTCAAGCGCCTGCTCAGCCACGACCGGGTGGTACAGCCGCCCATCGCTGCACTTGACGAAGCCACGCAGCGCGCCAGCGCGCACGTCGGCCCAAGCGTCATCGATGCGCCCGCGCATCATGTAGTTGGTCTGAGACGCGAGCCATTTGTCATCGTCGGGCACGGAGCCAGCCGGCACCTGATGCCACGACGCGCACCAAAGCAGAACGGCCGCCCAGCACGACTCGGGCGTTTCAATGGCCGCGAGTTCCGAATCGCGCAGGCGCGCGGCGTGCAGCGGCATGTACGGGAAACCATGTCGAAGATCGCAATCCGGCGGCGTCAGCGGTTCTGGCAAATCACTCATCTGCGCCGCCTAGCCAATTTGTATATACGAAAAACTTTGACACCGTGCTTTTTTGTAGATACACTTTGATCCATGGAACTCGAATACGACCCGGCGAAAAACGCCACCAACATCCGGGACCGGCAACTTTCCTTCGAGTGCGCCCGCGACTTCGACTTCGAGTCGGCGCTCATCGGGACTGATGACCGGCACGATTACGGGGAAACGCGCTATGTGGCGCTCGGCTACCTCGGCGACAGGCTGCATGTCCTGTGCTTCACCGAGACGGCGACGGGTATTCGGGTAATCAGTTTTCGCAAGGCAAACCAACGGGAGGTGAAACGCTATGTCGAAGCGCAAACCAATGACTAACGAGCACGGCGAGGTGCGCGAGCTCGAAGCGGAGGATCTCGCCCACTTCAAACGCGGCGGCAAGGCATTGCCTGAATCGCTCCGGGCAAAGCTCGGCGTGCGCGGCCCGCAGAAGGCGCCGACCAAGGTGCAAACGTCGATCCGGCTATCGCCGGAAGTAGTTGAATCGTTCCGCGCATCTGGTGCGGGGTGGCAAACCCGAATCGACGTAATCCTGTCAGAGTGGCTGAAGACGCACTCCCCGGACGAGGTGGCGGTGTGAGCCGCAGCAGGAAACGAACGCCGATCTGCGGCATGACGAATGCCGAAAGCGAGGCTGAAGACAAGGCAATCTGGCACCGCCGACACAGGCGCGCGGAAGATGCGCGCCTGAAGCACGAAGGCGATGGATTCATCGAAAACACGCGCCAAGCCCACTCGGACACCTGGACGATGGGCAAGGACGGGAAGCAATACTTCGGCGCCGCGCGACATCCGCGCGAAATGCGCAAGTAGGCTTCCTGATGCAGCCCCTAACACGCGGTCGCTCATGCCGCCTCGCAGTACTGCTGAACGCGTGCCAATATTTCGTACGCCTCATTGGCCTCGATGTGCAGCACCCAGTTAAGGTCGAGCGGGCATTCAATTGCAGTCACCCAGCCGCGCCGCCATCGGCGTGCGAGATCTGGAAAGCGCTCGTGATGGAATGGGTTTTCCTCGTGGGACGCACCACCGCGCTGCGCGCGGCAGCCGGCCTGAAACGCTGCGATTTCGAAGGCGCGGCGCATATCAGTGCCCCGCCCCGCATTCGCCGCCGCCCGCGCGCGCGCACTCGCAGAACATTCCGACCTTGCCCATCGTGCACATCGCGTCTAGGTAGTTGCGCGTCACGACCACACAATCGAGCGCCGACAGCACCGCGTCAAGTTTGTCGAGCGTGATACCAACGGGGTTTTCCTGCACCAGCTTGGACGGCATAGACCTGTCCCAGCCGGTGGCCTCAAGAACGCGCTGCTTGGCGCGAGGGTCGCTTATCGCGCTACGAATTGCGGCTTCGATACTCGGGCGCCGCATTGCTGTTATTGATTGATTCATCTCTATTCACCATCATTCATTTTTTAAGGAGTGCCCATGAAAAACGTACTTGCTATGCTTTCGATGTAGCACGGTTCACACAGCCGGCACGCGTTACGGCAAATCGCTCCGCGGCCGCACTTTCAACAAATTGGAGTGTTCATCCATACAAGCGTCACCACCGACCACGATAGTTGCCGCCTATTTCGGAACCGGCTCTCGATGCGCCGCAGACCAGTCACACGACAGCGCAAGGCCTCCCTGGCCGCCGCCCACGGCCATCACGCATGGGACGCCGTTATCGACGACCAGCGTGTTGACCTTGACGTTACCGGTCAGGCTGTCCGCGTAGGGATCGCGGGCGGCGAGAAGCAGCGCTGCAAGAGTTGTGAGCCGCTTCACGTCGCCCCCTTCTTGCGCAGCAGACCATCGGCGCCATACTGCGCGAAGTGCCCTGCGATGAAGACTTGCGCAATCGCGTAGAACGCTGCCAGCACGAAATGACCGAACCACGCAAGCGAAGCAATCATCGCGAGTATCGAGACGCGAGTAATGAACCCGCGCAGACGCGACTTCGGCGTAATCGGCTCGCGTGCGTTGACGAACAAAATGAGCACACCAGCGACAACGATGAACCACAGCCAGAACTGCAGGACATTTCCGGCTGACGTGATGCCCTGCACCTTCCAAGCGAAGAACAGGGCCCACTGCGCCGTATGAATGCACACGGCACTAAGCCAGACTTTTACGGCTGATGGCTTCAAATTACCTCCGGATTGTTAGGGCGAGGGTTCCGGCTCTCACCAGTAAAATTTCGGTCACCACAACCTTTCACTTCCAACTTGGAGGAACCCTCATGACAAACAGTGCTATCGAAACGCAATGGCTTCTGTCGGACCCCGAGTCGTTTGAATCGGGACTAAGCACCACCGGCACACTGCTTCTGAGCTGGCTGCTTCCCTGGCTTGAGTTTCCTGGTGGTCCGCAGCTTCCCCGCACGCGACTCGGGATCGAGGTTCCACGGGCACAAGTAGGAGTCCTACTCCGTTGCCTTCAAGAGAGCGCCGCCGTTCGAGAAACGCTTGGTGCAACGCCGCCGCAAGGTGCGCATTGAGGGTCGGCGATTCCTGGCCGAGTGAGCTCGTCATAACGAACGGCGGAAATCCGTCAGCACGCGCGTCGTCGCGATGGCGCCGCGGGCGTCGCCCACGAACGGGCATGAAGCTGCGCAGCTTCTTCACGTTGCCTCCTCGGTCGAGCGGGTGTCGGCCAGGTCTGGCCAGATTTCGCGCCAGTCACGTGGTCGCAGCCTTTGGCGTGTGCATTTGGGATACAACGACTCGATACGCACGCATCTACGCGGGGGCACCGGGCGTCGCTGCGTGAGCCATTCGTGCGCCGTTGGGGGGCGCACACCGACGGACCGCGCAAAAGCGGTTAGGCCGCCCGCTGCCTCGCAGGCCTCTTTGATGGGAAGAAAATGTTCCATAACACGCATCTTAGGCAAAGCCTACAAGATAGTCAAGGCATTGCCGAATATAATTCGGCGTTGCCTAATTACCCCATGACAAATTCGGTATCGAATTCAGAACACATCGGCGCGCGCCTTAAGCAAGAAATGGAGACGCGCGGTCTCTCGCCAGCTGACGTGGCCGGCCTTTTTGGCGTGAAGGCACCGTCCGTCTACGACTGGATTAATTTCGGGCGGATAGCAAAAAAGCACTTGCCCCGACTCGTAGAACTTTTTGGCCATTCGACCGACTGGTGGATTACTGGCGAAGAGAAGGCCGCGACCGCAGCAGGAGCAGGCATGTCTGCCGGCGTTGTTCGTTTGACGCGCGTGTTGGAGGGGCGAACAGATGCCGAGATCGAGAGGATCGCAAGAGCGCTCGAGTTGCTTGTTGGAATTACCACAGAGACACCAAGTCGCCCTAAGCACGGCTCGCGTAGACACGTGATCACCGATGACGATTTGCTGCATGGATCGAATGACCAAGCGCCACCGCTCAAACGGGCGCGCTAACGACAGCCGCGTATGCGGCTATTTTTGCGACCGTTTAATAGTTTTTGACAATTGATTTTGTAATTTGATTTGTATCAACAATATAGAGATCACATGAAGACGTGCACCGTTGCAAAACTCATTGGCGCTACGGTCGTCGGCGCATCGCTACTCGCGTTGGCAGCCTGTGGCAAAAATTCCGCTGATCAAACACAGTCAGCTACGCCCGCACCAGCGCCACACGGTTCCGCAGGTGCACCTCCAGAGGCATCCGCCGCCCCGCCCGCGCCGGCATCGCACTACTACCAGATGGTCGATAACGGGACGTACGGCTACGAGCCGGCATTGAGCGAAGATGATGTGAGAAGTGGGACTGCAGCCAAGCCCCTCCTCATGATGCGCTACGAAGGAAACAGGAACGGGACGTACGTCATTCTCATTCTGGGTCAGGACGCTAGCGAAACCGGCACCGTTACGCGTGTGAGCTGCCAGGCGCCCTGCCAGTTTGCAAAATCAGAATTGCTGTCGGGTGACGCTGTAGTGAAAACCGAAACGCTGCGCGTCACGCCCGATTCGATCATGGGTGGGATGCTACAAGACGCCGTATCGGGGCAACTCGTTCCGTACGGCCAACCTTCAAATGGCCCCCTCAATATTGCTCCTCAACCTGCCGCGACAGCCCAGCAATCGGCGCCGCAGAGCACCACGGCGAACACATCCGGTCCAGCGGCGATGTGGATCGGTCCGCGCGACATGTTTGTGCGCTCGTGCCCGGGCACGACGTGCTCTGCCGTCGCTGTGGTGCCGAAGGTCGCACAGGTGTTCGTCGATCTTTCGTCGCTTCGGAACGTCACCGAAGCAAACGGCGCACAGACACCCTGGGTGCGAGTGACGTATTCCGGGCCGACGTGCGATCCTGCAACCCTCGATCAAAAACTTGGGTGCGTGAGCCCAACGCAAGGCGGTGCGCCAGTCGTCGGATGGATGAACTATGCGCGGTTGTCGACGAGCCCGCAGAGCGAACAGCCAGCGGCCCCGGCCGTTGCGTCCGACACCTCCGCGCCGTATCAGGCTAGCTTCGACTGCAGAAAGGCACACTCGACTTCAGAAATGCTGATTTGCGGCGACGCCGACCTGGCCGCAACGGATCGCGATCTCGCTACCATCTTCGCTCAAGCGAAGGCGGCAGCAACCGATCAGGCTGCATTCCGCGAGTGGTCGCGCCAGAAATGGAACTACCGCAACGCAACCTGCCGTGACAAGGACTGCCTCGTAAAGTGGTATGCGGACGAGAAGGCAGCGCTGACGCAAATTACAGCAACGGGGAACGTCAGCGCCAAATAGCGCCCAGAGGGAAATACCAATGAAAGTCGCACTGACATGCCGGTATGGTCACGGCAACCTACGACTTGCTGAGGCAAGATAAAGGCCCCGCCCCGCGCGGGGCTTTTCGTCAGTCACTGCAGTGGAAACCCCTCGATAGATCTTACGATTACAAAGCTGCTGCGCGACAAAAGCCTGCCGGCGTCCACATCGCTTCGCCTTTCCCCTGGAATTCCGTCTACTAAACTTTCGTAATAGCTTTCGCCCAAGAAGTTTTTGGGCGCTTTGGCGCTGCGTCGCAGCAAAATATTCCGCCGCCACCGGAGGGAAAATGCTCGGCATACTCGCGTGCTGTGCGGCCCAGTACTCCGCGTCGGCGCGTGGTCGAGCCTTAGCCATGCTGAGACTGCCGTGAGTGTTCATTACTTGGACGGATGCGGTCCGGACGACCCACCGCCGACTAGGGCGACTCTAACAAAAATCGCGCCCGACCAACTTGTACTCGATCTTGAAGGTGCATGGGAGACTGACGAACTCGACGCAGCAGAAGCGTTCGCGAAAGCCATTATCAAGATCATCCGCAATGCAAGGCGCGGAAGTAATCCCGCAGAAGGTCCGGCCTAAAATTTTAGGCGATGCCTTGACTTCACATTAGGCATAGCCTATATTTCGATCCATACGCAACTCACGCGATGGATCGAAACCATGTCTCACCTCCCCGCTGCTACGGAAAAGACGCGCTTGCAAGCCGCCCTCTCTCGCATCGCCGGCTACCCGGTCGAGATCACCATCCGCGCCGATCGCGCATTCACACTATCGTTTGACGCCGTAGACCACGTCGCGGGCAAGCGCCTCGCGTCGTTCGTCGGTGGCCGCAACACGTCGGTCGAGACTGACGTCGAATGCGGCACGTTTGTGTACATCGAGGCGTGAGCGCCCCCACCGCAACCCGGAGATGAGATGAAGTTGGACTACGTCACTGATGAATTCGCCTTGACCATTCTTGAGGCGGCCATTGCGCGCAATAGCCGCGCGGTCAGTAACAAGGAATTGAAGGACATCGTGGCCAGCGCGGTGCAGATCTGTATCGATGCTGACCGCGCCGTGAAGGACTACCTCACTGCGAAGGAATGCCCTTGTAGAACTCGGCAAGACCAGTCACAAGGTCTTTGATGTAGTTCGCATCCTTGGTGCCGTCGGGATTCAGGCTTTCGCGCGTAGAAGGAAGCACAAGAATCTGATGGTCGATGAGTTTTTCAAGAATTTGTTGAGCCGCTGAATAGGCTTGTTGTTCGTTGAGAGGCATGTATCCGTCTCGGTTGGTTGAGGAACCAAGAAGTTAGCACGAGACGGTGCTGGACCGGAAAGCCGCGGCTACTAGGCTTGACTTCGCGAAGGGGAGAGAACTTTGCGCCTGTTCGCAGCGCCAAGCCTTAAGGCTTCGCAGTGCGAATCGGTAGTAACCGCTCCGGCAGAGCCGGCCCAGCGGATCGCCCTTTAAAAATCGAAGAAAGATAAACAGGTGCGAGCAATCGCGCCCAGCCCAATGCCCCGCGCGGCTGAAGCAAATGCGCGGGAAATGGCCGACTGATGATCGGCTACCGAACGAAGTTGGTTCGGCGCGCAAACATCGCATCGATCGCGCGGTAATCGATGCAAACGTCCCCGGCCCGGAGCTGACCGGAACCGAGCAACACCGGGAGGGTGTAGCCGGGCGGGGACGTAAAGCAATGTTGATCGATGGCGTAGCTCAGTCTGGTAGAGCGCCCCCGTTGAGGGGGAGCGGAGCGCTACGCGGGGGTCGCAACTCCGCGATATCTCCGGGTATCGGCCGATACGCGTCGCGGGTTCAAATCCCGCCGCCATCGATGAGCATTGCTGCTCAACGAGCAATCAGTCCGCGCCGCCGGTTGGCCCCGGCGTGCGTAGCCCAGCAAAGCCGCAACAGCCTGCCCCGGTGGACGTGGGGATGCGGTGGAAGAATTGGCAGCTTCCGGTCGCCAGCCGGAGCCCGTCCGGATGATGCCGAGGGCGAGCGCGGACGCGGCGCACGAATTCAGCAACACCGAAACCCAAAGGGGCGTTTCCCGCAGCACCCACGCGGAAGTTGCAGGCGTGGGCCTCTAGCCGACAGGAGGGGTCTGTCGGCCTAACCCGCCGTAGCTGGAGAACACACACGGCACTGGACGAGGGTAACCAGTAATCTGAAGCGCGGGCGTTTGGCGTTGCCGGTTGGCCCCGGCATCAATCATCCACCTTCCCGTACGTTGCGCCGCTGAGCGCCCGCCCCTCAGATTTGCAGTGCATTCCTCGCCCGGCGGATAAACGGGCACATGGCGGCCCTTCGGGCCATTGGAACTTGGGGATGCCGCCCGTTAGGCGGCTTACCGAACTCTTCTATTTCATATATTCAGCATGCCTAAAGAAAAAGGATGGGCGACACACGACGAAATGTGCTCGCTCGACGCGATGGCATCCCGCAAGAACGCCGCCGAACTGCTGCACGGTTACATCAAGGCGGCAGAAATCCGGACGGACTGGGCGGGACTCAACAAGGACGCCGTTATCGGCCACGCCAGACAACGCTTGCGCGCCGCAGAGCGCATCGCTACCTGACGCGAACAGGAGCAAATCATGGATCGCCCGAATTTCTTCGAAGTCGAGACGCACATTACGCAGCGAGTTCTGGTTGCAGTGAGGCCCTATCAAGGCGCCGACGATGCTGGTGTATTCGCCAATGAGATGTTCATAGGCGACAAGGACGGTACTGTCGGCAGCATTCGAAAGGTCGAACCGCAATACGTCGACGCCGTGTGTGCTCGCGTGGACGGATACATCGACGCTACCGGCGCCGCCGATCCCGTCGACGCGCAAGCGCCCCGCTTCCCCGAAACATCGTGTTCGCAGTGCGGGGAGGATATCGGACCCGGCGATGCTGGCGTGAGCTCCTGTTCCGATCACGATCCGACGCCCGTGCGACACGTGCGCATCTGCGGGGAAGGGGTATAGCCCCATGTCCCCTCTTGCACTCGATCTTCTCCAGCTTCGCGCACTGCCGCGCGGCGCGCTAACTGATCACCTGATTCATGCAATCGCCGCGGCACTCATCGCAGACGGCATGGAGGCATCTTGCTATTCGTAAAACTCGCCGGCGTCCTGCTCGGCATCTTCGCGGTTGTAGTCATCGCCTTTATTCGAGGTGCCGACGAGCGCCGCGATAACCCGGAGCCCTGAACATGGCTGCACGCCTCATCTATCGCGCGCCCGGCGCGCGCTGCGCGGTCTGGACGGTGAAATACCGCGGCGCACGTCACGCTGTGCTTGCGCCCTCGGGTTCCGAAGCCTGCATGCAATTACTCACAGCGCTCGAGGTGGACGCATGAAACTCATTCGCAATTTTTTCTACTGGCACCGTCTCGGCTACCCGTGGCGTCTCGCTTGGCGCGCGGCGCGAAGAACGCTCTGATGCAGGCGCTCTACAACTGCATCAACCGCGCAGTCGGCCGGCTCGATCGATTCGAGCGCCGGCATCCGCGCGTCACGTGGGCACTCCTGCTCACGTTGTTAGCCGCCGGCGCTATTGGCGAGGCGTATCTCCACTCCGACGCGGTGCAAGTCATCGCGCTCCAAGGGCTCTCCACATGACCACACCCGCAATCGCGATGGACTCGGTCGAGTCGACGCAGATCCACAGCATCGGCTACGACGCCGCCACGCAGACGCTGGCAGTTCGCTTTAAGGACCGCGCGACCGGCGCGCCGACGTCGCTCTACAACTACGCGAACGTCACCGCTGAAGACTGGGAAGCGTTCCGCGCCGCAGCTTCGATCGGCAGTCACTTCCATCGCAACATCAAGCCGTACGAGGACCGCTTTCCGTATGTGTGCATCGAGAAAGCCCCCGCGCGTGACGGCGATGGGACCGCGCCGTGAACGCTTCGACCATCACCGACGTGACGCCGATTGAGACGGCGGAAGCCGCGACTGCCCAGCCGCTTGCCGTCCAGCCACAAGGCGCGCTTGTTTCTACGACGCCCGCCGAACTGCTGCGTATCGCAGTCGAGAAAGGTGTCGATTTCGCGCACCTCGAAAAGCTGATGGATTTGCGGGATCGCTGGGAAGCCAGAGAAGCGAAGCGCGCGTATGACGCTGCGTTCGCCGCGTTCAAGGCCGAGGCAATCACGATCATCAAAGGAAGGGGTCGGACGGACGGCCCCCTGCGCGGCAGCAAGTACGCTGAATTGCATGACATCGTGGATGCTGTCACGCCCGCGCTATCGAAGCACGGCCTATCTTCGTCGTGGAAGTTGACGAAAGATGATCGCGACTGGATGGAGATCACCTGCTATCTGCGCCACGTTGCCGGCCACGAGGAAAGCGTCTCGATGGGCGGCCCACCGGACACAGGCCCGGCGCGCAATGCGATTCAGGCCCGCGCGAGCACGAAGACCTATCTCGAACGCTACACACTCAAAGCTATCACCGGCCTCGCGGAGCGAGGTGACGATGACGATGGCGCGGGCGGCGCTCCAGACGACAAGAAACGTAGTGCGCAACGCCAGCAGCCCGCCGACCGCGCGACACAGGACGCCGCCACTCCCGCGTTCTACGAACAGAAGAGGTTCGATGCGAATAAAGCCGCGTGGCGAAAGCTGGTTCTTTCCGGAAGCAAGACGGCCGCCGCGATGATCCGGTTCATTGAGTCGAAAGGCGCGCCGCTCACGGTCGACCAGAAGAACACTATCGACTCCTGGAGTCACGAGAATGACTGACTGCATTACCCACGATCTCGTTCAGGGCACGCCTGAATGGCTCGAATTCCGGCTCAGGCACTTCGGCGCGAGCGAGGCCGCCGCAATGCTTGGCCTCTCCGCGAAGGTGAAGCGCACCGAATTGCTGCACATGAAGCACACCGGTACGGCCAAGGAGTTCAGCGATTGGGTCCAGGCGAATATCCTGGATTACGGCCACGAGGTGGAAGCGCTGGCACGGCCGATCGTCGAAGAAATGATTGGGGAGGATCTCTACCCGGTTACCTGCTCGCTCGGCGAACTTTCCGCGTCGTGTGACGGGCTGACGATGGCTGAAGACGTCGCGTTTGAGCACAAGCAATGGAATGAGGCGCTGGCCGAATCGATCTCGCAAGGCGACCTACCGGAAGAGCACCAGCCGCAGTCGCAGCAAATCCTCATGGTCACCAAAGCGAGGCGCCTGATATTCGTCTGCTCCGACGGCACTCGAAACCGCTTCGTCTGGCTGGAAGTGCTACCCGATGCCGCGTGGTTTGATCGACTTCGCGCCGGGTGGGCGCAGTTCAAAAAGGACCTCGCCGAATACGTGCCACAGGCCGTCGAGGTGAAACCTGTTGGCCGCGCTCCTGAAACGCTGCCCGCGCTGCGCATCGAAGTGACGGGCCAGGTCGTGGCGAGCAACCTTGCCGATTTCAAAACGCACGCGCTCGCAGTACTCGGCAACATCAATCGCGAACTGAAGACGGACCAGGATTTTGCGGATGCAGCGAAAACGGTCACGTGGTGCGAAGACGTCGAATCCCGTCTTGCTGCCGCGAAGCAACACGCGTTGAGCCAGACGCAAAGCATCGACGCACTGTTCAGCGCGATCGACGACATCAGCGCCGAGGCGCGCACCATTCGATTGGAGCTCACCAAGCTCGTCGACAAGCGCAAGACAGAGATCAAGGATAGCGCGCTGGTCGAGCGTCGCCGGAAATTCACGGAGCACGTCGCGACACTCGACGCGGAATTGAAGGTCGTGCGTCTCGAAGTGACGACGCCGGACTTCGCCGCTGCAGCGAAGGGAAAGCGCACGCTCGCGACCCTTTACGATGCGCTCGACACCGCGCTCGCGAACGGCAAGATCGCAGCAAGCGAGGCGGCGCAGGCCCTACGCACGAAGCTAGCCTGGTTCCAGGAGCGCGCCAAGGAGCACGGATTTCTGTTCCGCGATCTGCAGCAGGTTGCGCAGAAGCCAATGGAAGACTTCCAGCTCACGGTGACCACGCGAATCGATCAGCACAACCGCGACGAGGAGCAACGACGCGCGACTACGGCCGCCGCAGCCACAACACCAGCGGTCACTGCCACCGCTGCCGCGCCAACACTCGCAAGTGCACCAGCCGCCGCACCGGTAACGCACAGGCCATCGCCTACCGGAGCAGCTCCAGCAGCGCTAGCAACGAGCGGATGCCCCTCCGCCGCGGATATCGTGGGCGCCCTCGCCACGCACCACCGCGTCGAAGCAGCGAAGGTCATCGGATGGCTGCGCGGTGTGGACTGGCGCGCATACGGGATGCAAGGCCAGCAATCAGAGAAGCCCTTACCTTCCTACGCAGAAATGCTGAGGAACATCCAGCGTTGCAGCGACATTGACGCGCTGGACGAACTCGAATACCAAGCGCGCACCTATCCGCAGAACGAGCGTGTGAAACTCATGCAGGCGTACGAGGATCGACACGCAGAATTGGACCGGGCTTAATCCGCTCTTTGATTTCACCTCTCTGCAATTCGATTAACGTAGCACTACTGATGTTCAACTAGCGGAGACCGGCGGCCGCTGAGAAATGTCTCGCCTCGAAAGCCGGTATCCCCCTCAAAGTTCCCGGCGGCTTGTATAGCGTCAAACCCACCAAACAGGAAACTCAATGGAATCGAAAGACAGCCTTGGCGCTTTGATTGGCGCAGCACTCATCGCCTCCGCAGCAAAACGCGAAGCGAAGTCGGAATTCAAAGCCGCCACTGCCGAAGACCTCACCGAGTTGATCGAAGCGACCTTTCAACCGAAGTTCGCTTTCGGCGACATCGTGGAGCTGCGCGACTACGCGAAGGGCTTCTTCCGCTGGCCGAAGCTCGGCGATCGCTGCATCGTCACCCAGGTGCTCGATGCGCCTTACCGCGCGCCGTACGAAGGGGATTCGCGCTCCGCGATGCGCCTCGATATCGCGCTCGCTTTCATCGACCCGGAAGGCGACTTGGTGGAGTTCCTGCACGACAGCCGGCGTTTCCGCAAGATCGGCTCGGTCAACAACGGCGTAACGACGATCAACGACACCGCGGCGCAATAACCCGCCTCGTAGCCGCGAACCGGTCACCGGCGCGGCGAATTCCAGCGGGCGCTTCGGAGCGCCCCTGTTTCCCCGATGAGACCAAGAAATGAAGATTAAGCTGATTTCGGCAGGTGTTGCAGCGGCGAGTGTCGCCGCCCTCGTGATCGCGAGCGCGCACGTCGTGCCCGCCGGCCACCGTGGCGTAGTGAAGCTGTTCGGGAACGTGCAGGACTCCCCACTTGAAGAGGGAATCCACTTCCTGAACCCGCTCGCGACGGTCACCGATTTCAACGTACGCTTCCAGAGCGTACTCGCGAAAGGCGCCGAGGGTGGCACCGTGGACATGCAGCGTGTGTTCGAAGACATCACGCTTAACTATTCGTATGACCCGAAGTTTTCACCCTACGTATACAACAACTTCGGCGACGACGCGTCGATGGAATCCAACTTCATTGGCCCGGCTATGTACGAGGCTTTCAAAGCGGTGACGAGCAAGTACACCGCCGAGGAACTGGTAACCAAGCGCAGCGAGGTATCCGGTGCGATTGTTACGCTGCTTCAGGAAAAGCTCTCGAAGTACCACATCGTCGTGAGCGATATCAACGTGACCAACTTCCACTTCGACGACGCGTTCAGCAAAGCCGTCGAGCAAAAGGTCGTCGCAGCTCAGAACAGGCTCACCGCTGAACAGCAACTCGAAACCTCCAAGGTGGCCGCACAGCAGCGAATCGTCGAAGCCGAAGGCCAGGCGAAGGCCATCGCCATTCAGGCACAAGCCATCCAGCAACAAGGCGGCACCGAGTATGTCGCGCTGGAAGCAGTTAAGAAGTGGAACGGAGTGCTGCCGGCGCAATGGTCGGGCGCCGCTATCCCCTTTGTCAATCTGGCGACCCAGCGATAACTGGATACATGCCCGAGCCCACAACCAAGCCCCCTGTAAGCCATGAAACGAGTCATTCACGAAGAAGGATCCCGGCCAATCAAAGTCTGGACGGGCGACGTCGAGAGCAGCGCGCTAACGCAGTTGAAGAATCTGGCACGACTGCCATTCATCGCGGGAAACGGCGTTGCATGTATGCCGGACGTCCATGCGGGAATCGGATCGACAGTCGGAACGGTCATCGCGACAGACAAGGCGATTATTCCGGCCGCCGTCGGTGTTGATATTGGCTGCGGCATGAACGCCGTAAGACTTTCTCTCAAGGCAAGCGATCTGCCCGATAGCCTGGTGGATATCCGCCACCAGATCGAGCGCGACGTGCCGCTCGGTACCGGCGGCCGCCACAAGGACAGCCCGCCATTTCTGCCGGTCGAGCTGTATGACCGATACGACGAGATCACCGAGAAACACCCAGGCGTGCACAACGCCAACATGGTGCATCAGCTTGGCACCTTGGGATCGGGAAATCACTTCATCGAGCTGTGCATCGACGAATCCCAAGACGTATGGGTAATGCTGCACAGTGGATCTCGCGGCGTCGGCAACCTGATCGGCCGCTACTTCATCGACAAGGCAAAGCGGCGCATGGAGCAGTACTTCATCAGCTTGCCGGACGGCGATCTTGCCTATTTCCCCGAGGATACTGACGACTTCAACGACTACGTGCAAGCCGTCCACTGGGCGCAAGACTACGCACTCGAGAATCGACGCGCGATGATGGACGCAGTGATCGCGGCGCTGCGTCGGCGCATCCCGATCGAATTCACGATCACGCAGGAAGCAATCAATTGCCACCACAACTACGTCGAGAAAGAAAACCACTTCGGGCGGAATCTGTGGGTGACGCGTAAGGGAGCTATCCGAGCCCGCGAAGGTGACCTCGGCATCATCCCTGGATCAATGGGACAACGTAGCTACATCGTCCGTGGCAAGGGCAACACCGAATCCTATTGCTCATGCTCGCATGGCGCCGGCCGCCGCATGAGCCGCGCCGAGGCTCGTCGTCGGTTCCAACTCGCCGACCTGGTCGCACAGACCGAGGGCGTCGAGTGCCGCAAAGATAGTGCCGTCCTTGACGAAATCCCCGCAGCGTACAAACCGATTGATGAGGTCATGGCGAATCAGTCCGATCTCGTCGACGTCGTGCACGTCCTAAAGCAAGTGCTCTGCGTGAAGGGTGCATAGCGCGGTTCTTGCGCGCCAAAGAGCACCACTCCCTGCAAACCAATTCCTTTGAGACAGCCATGTCCTTTTTTACTTCGCTGTATCCCCTTGCGCAAAAAACAACGCTGACACTGTTGATCACCGTCGAGGATGACAAACTGCGCGTCAACGTTACGCCGCGCCCCAATGACGACGCGAAGGGCGAAAAAGCCCTGTATCCCCTTTCGCTGCTTGCCACACCGGAAGAGCTAGACCGCGAGTTCGCGCAGGCCGTCCAGATCTACGAGCCGAGCGTCGTGTCGGTGCTCGTTCAGGCGCACGCGGCCGCCGCGGCGAACGCTGCAACGAAGAGCACCAGCACGGCTCCGGTGCTGCCCGCGCCGACGCGCGGCAAACCCGGACCGAAGCCGAAAGCGAAGCCCGCTGCCGACGGCGAGACGGCGACAGAATCCAGCGCCAAGTCAGGTGCCGCTGCGGAAGCACCACCTGCGGACGGCCAGTCCGCAGCGCCGGAAGCCGATCCGCGTCAGATGGATCTGCCCGTCAGCAGCGATGCAGAGAAGCATGCTGACGAAGCGCCAGCAGTCGATAGCAGCGCCGCGAGCACGGGCGCGACGGACGGCAGCGGTCTCGACCTGTTCTAAGGGGGAACGATGCAAGCTGAAAATCTCACCCGCGAGTTCCGATACAACGGCGCGAAGCTCACCGATCCCTCGCCGACGTTCACGCTTCAGCAGGTCCGTGACTTCTACGCCAACACGTATCCCGAGATCGTCAACGCTGAGATCGAGGGGCCCGAGATCGCGGGCAACCGAAACGTGTTTACGTTCCACCGCGCAGTCGGGACGAAAGGACGTTGAAGTCATGACGCTCGATGAACTCCGCGCGGCGCTCGAACGCGGGACGCTGGGCGGCGGAAACGCCGAAGCGATCGACGGCGATGCAACGCAAACAGCGGCAGCGCGGCAGTTGTACCAGATCGCAACGTCGCACAAACGAGGACCGCGGCTACTCCTGCCGCATGACCAAATGCCGGTGCTGCCATGACTTTCAATGCGCTCGCGCTGCCGTCGCTTGCTGACGTCCCGGCGCGCTATGTCGTCCAGAGTGAGGAAGCGTTCACGCGCCCGCTCGCCTTGTCGCTCCTCGACAGTAACCTGATCGAAGCGGCTGACATTGCACGCCGCCCGCGCTCCGAAGTCACGCTCTGTATCAAAGTTCTCACTCGACATTGGCACGAGATCACTCGAGACCTGACCATCTTCGACTGGCAATTGAAGATCGGACAGGATCAGTACAACGCCGGGCGAAGTTGGCACGGCGACGTCGGGACAAATCCAGAGAAGGCATGGGCATTGATCGGCACGCCACGCGGGCCAGTAAGTTGTGGCGCAATCTGCATCGGCGGTGCGATGGAATATCTCGAAAGCCTGCAACGGGGCGTCGGGCAGACGATTCTTTCCGCGCTGTATGACGTACTGGGAATGCTGCCGCGTGTCTGCACAACAGCCGACACTATCGGCATCGGCCAGTACACCTACTGGCAAGGGATGTGCAGCGAAAAGGAGGCCGTCGAAGAGTTGATGGCCGTCTACGACTGCCCCAGCAAAGAGGATCTGTGTGAGAACTACGATTTCTTCACTCAGAAGGAAATGTTCGGGCCAATGCCTCCGTGGGCTGCTCGCCCAAAACGCCGCCTTCCACGCCGCCTGATCGACAAGATCGCCGCCAGTGATCGGTTCGCCAAAGATGTCGTCGACGCAATGGATGAAATGTGGACCGTCCTGACGTTCTGCGGCCCCTTCCCTGATCTGTCGTCACAAGACACCTATGCCGAGCTGCTCGACTTCACGCTTATCGTTCGCTGGACCGATGACGATTCGACCGGCCGCATCATCGACGACTACTTGCACTACGCGTCGGAAGGTGACTACGTCGAAGCCGCTTCGGTAACGGGCTTCGATCTTGCAGACGATTCAATCTCCCGTTGGCTCCAAGGCATTCGTGCGACCGCAAAGCTCGCGCACGCTGCTGAACGCGTGCTCGGTCTGCTCGGTTCCAGCGAATACGAAGAACAACGCTGCCTCGTCCGGGTGTTGGCATGAATGACGTTGAAATCCAATGCGCAAACGACACCGAGCTCGTCCTCGATGCAGCGCTTCTTCTCTATCGCTCATCTGGTAGTGCCGACGTCTACGTCACTCAACATGCTGCGCGAGTCGTCGACGATCAACCTGTGTTGCTGCCCGGCGTACCGATGACACTCGAAGGCCTGGCGAGTTTCGCTGACCTAGCCGGTCGACGCACGAGCTATCGCGGTTTCATCCATGAGCGCGCCGTCTACCTTGCGCCGAACATGCTGGCATGGTGGACGCCAGCGTGTAAGCGGCGTGTGTGGTTTCAATCAGAAAGCGGTCTGGGAGAGCAGTCCGGCGAATGCAATCACCCGCCGCTCCTGTTCATCGTCGACAAGAAGACATGGTCAGTCTTCGCTCTACGCACGAGTGAGCGCCCGACGCCGACGACAAAACTCTACGTCGCGCCGTACCTGAATGTCTGGGAATCCGGGCAGATCTGCGTAGGCAATGTTGACCTGCCCGACGCCATCAACAGCGACACGATAGCGCCATACGAAGACGCGTTCTTTCGGAGCCGGTTCACGCATCCGAATCACGATCGACTTATCAACAGGCGCGGCGGTGCCGTGCGCCTGTGGCTCGACCTGCTCGACGGCGCCGACTTCCCCCTCGACCGGCTGATCGACGCGAAGCTGACGCTCGCCGACGCCATTTCGAAATGCACTGACAAGGATTGACGATGGAAGCCCTGATTGCACAATTCCAAAACGCCTCAATGGGCGCAATGCAGAATCTCCGCGAAGCACTGGACCAGTTCGTGCACGGCGTAGCCAAAGAAGTGGACCGCGCGAAGCCGCGCGCGATCGCCGCCGATGAGAATGACGAGCAGCTTCCACTCGACGTCGCGCTGTTCGATAGCGCGCCGACAGTCGCCGTACCGAAGCACGCGAAATTCGCGCCCCTGCAGGACGTCGGCCACCGGTTCCTGATGACCGCCGAAGGCGTGTTCCTCGAAGTTCGCCGCCCCTGGTTGCACATCATCCAGCGGCTCAACTGGGCGCGTGGGGGCAGCGGCACCGGTATGGGCCCGGTGCCGCCCTACGGCAAGGTGGAGCCCAAGGTCGAGTTCGCGTTCGGGCGGCTCGGCGCCGCGCTGCCGCACTTTCAGGCGTTTGCGGCCGAGGCACGCGCGGCCCTACCGAACGAACACGCCGCGTGGATCATCTGGAACCAGCAGACGCAAAAGCTCGAGTACCGCGCCCTGCACGCGACGAGCGCGACGCCCGGTTCCATTACGTTCGAGCGGCCGCAGCTCGCCGAGCATGAAAGCCTCGCGATCGACCTGCACAGCCACGCTCGCGGCGAGGCCTTCTTCAGCGGAACGGATGACGCCGACGACGCCGGCGAAGTGAAGGTATCCGCGACGCTCGGCGGCCTGGGTGACGGCGACACGCCGAGCGCCGTGTTCCGCCTGTGCGTGCTTGGCTTCTACATCCCGCTCAAGGTGCCCGTCGAAGCGCTGTTCAAGGCGCCGCAGGAGGCCTGATGCCTCACATTGCCCTACCCAAGATGCTCGCCCCGCCGCGCGGGCGCGTGAACATCGCCTTGGTTGGCTGCGGCGGTAACGGTTCTCAGATGCTGACTGGCCTCGCGCGCCTCAATCACGCGCTCGTGGCGCTCGGCCATCCCGGCCTGCACGTTACAGCCTTCGACGGCGATACGGTCAGCGACGCAAACATCGGCCGGCAAATGTTCAGCCCTGCCGACGTGGGCCTGCACAAGAGCGTCGTGCTCGTGCACCGCCTCAATGCGTTCTTCGGAATCGACTGGCACGCGCGCCCCATGCACGCGGGGCCCGATGAAATTGCGCGCGGCGGTATCGACATCGTGATCCTCTGTGTCGACAGCGCGGCGGCCCGCGCGAGCCTCGCGCGCTGGCTCTCGCAAGCGTGCCTCTACGTGATGGATCTCGGCAACCGCGCCAGCGACGGGCAAGTCGTTTTCGGAATGAGCCACAACTGCCCGCACGTCGAGGGAAGCACGCGCCTGCGCTGGCCGTATGACGTGCTGCCCGAGCTGATCGACACCACAGTTCCCGAGGACGACACGCCAAGCTGCGGCTTGGCCGAAGCGCTCGAGCGGCAGGAACTATTCATCAACCAAGCCATCGTCACGCCCGCGCTCGCGATTCTGTGGGAGTTCTTCCGCCACGGCCGTATCAGCTGGTGCGGTGCTTTCGTCAACCTGAAGAGCGGCCACGTTCGACCGCTGCCAGTGGACACCCAATCATGAAGATCATCCGAAAAATCATCCGTGCCGATGGTACGGAAACCCCTCTCGACCGCCCCGTAAGCATCGCCGAAATCGAGCAGTTGATTGGCGCCAACATGCTCGACACGGTGCGACTGGCAGATCGACAGCACGTCATGCTAATCGACGACAACGGATACGAAACCGAAGCGATCGAGCATCCCGAAACAGAAGCGAATGCAGCCTATGTAGAGCTTCGTCCTACCCGCGCGCTCAAGCCAGTGAATGTCGCGGCAACACGCCTTTACCACGAGGTCTGTGTGCCCGGCACAACGCACCAGATCGTGGGCGATGTCGTGATCGTGCCGGATTCGGATTTCGGAAGGAATTAACCCGCCATGGATGCACTGACCAAAGAACGCCGCCTCGCGATCAACGGGCTGATCTCGCACTGGATCAGCGAGCAAGATCCTGAAGGCCGCGTGCTCGACACGCTCGACTACTTCGACGTCGACAAGATCGACGAGCTGATCGACGAAGCGATCGCGCCCGCCATCGCCGACGCGGTTGCTGTTGCACTCGCCGCTCTCCCTTCCGATGCAGCGCAAGCGCCGCTGACCGACGAACAGCGCGAGTCGCTTGCATGGACTCTGCGCTGGAAGTTTCCAGCAGACGAGCGGAAATCAAGACATGTTGATGTACTTCGCTCGCTACTCGCTGCTCCCGTCGCCCCTGCTGCGGCATCGCCGATGGGGTGGAAGGCGCTCCCACCGAAGATCACGACCGAGATGCGGAGCGCGATGGTCGAAGCCGCGCGCGAGTACATGGAGCGCACGGGCGGTAATAGTCCCGAAGCGATCTACGAAGCAGCGTTCGCCGCCGCCCCTACGCCTACCGTCGCCGCAGATGCGGCAGCGCCGAGTCTGATGGCGCCAGAGGGTGAAGACCCGATGCGCTTTGGAGATCGGAGCCTAGACGCCTCAGTAAAGCGCCTCACAGAGGCATATTGCGTGCAGCAGCCTTTACCCGTACCGGACCAAATGGCGCTTGTCTGGCGTTTCGACATTGGCCGACTGCGCAACGACTGGCTTCGCTTGAATGCGTGGCAGCAATCTGTGCAAGGCAAGTGCGCGGCTGAATCGGCAGCGCAGCCCGACGAGCGCGCGGCGTTCGATCTTCCGCCGTTGCCGGCGCCGCTCGAAATCGATTGGCCGGCGTTGAATTCACACGCACTCGGTTGCGGTGTCGAAGATCGCGGATTGCTCGATCGGTACGCGTGCGCAAACTACGGGTTTGAGGACGGCGTGGATCAAGCGGCATCCCGCGTCCCGAACGAAATTTTCGATGCAGAGCAGATGCGTGAGTACGCCCTTGCCGCTGTGGCCCGCGCCACCGCACCGCAAGCCACCTGTCAGACCTGCAACGGTCACGGCATGATCGGCGGCCCGTCGTACTACGCGCCCGACGAAGGCGGCGAGCCGTGCCCTGATTGCACCACCGCACCGCAAGCCACGGTGAACGGCGATGAGCTAGCCGGATTCTTTGATGTCGTATTCGATGGTCCTCCTTCGCAAAACTCTGGACGTTTTGTGGAAGTCGAGGATGAGCACGGACGGTCGTTCAACGCCGGTGAGTGGATCAATCGCGGGAACGGTCTCTGGGCTCTTCGCATCACCTGCGCGGCGTTCCCACATGCGGGGGCAACGCCAACGGATGAGCAACGCGTTCGCGTGCGCGACGCCATTGCTGAAGCGATCGGCGGGGATGCTTACGACTGCACCCGCGCCTGGTCCGCATGGGGCGTTGGCACGATGAGCGATGGTGACTTCCATCGCATCACCGACGACGGTGAGCGACTTAGCGACATCGTGGATGCGGTGATCGACGCCCTGCCCGCCGCAGCACAGAGAGGCAAGCATGGCTGAACTTACCTACGAGCGTATCTGCGAAATAGCTGGGCCGTTCATGGAGAACGATTCGAGCATGTACGTTTCGTTCCTGCCATCTCAATTCAGAAACTTCGTGGATGCCATCCTCGCCGCGCGTCCCGCCGAGAAAGTCGGTGCAAATACGCCGACGCGAGCGGTCGTATTTCGAGCCGACATACAGGCCGATTCGACAAAGGATCTCGCCAGCACTCTGTTTGACCTCTCGAATCGCGTTGCGGCCGGAGATCTATCGGAGCACTCCGTGTCCGGTGGTTACAACGCAGGATATGAGCACTGGCTCACGATCTCAGATCGCCCAACTCATGACGAATACGTCGAGCAGTTGAATGCCTATCTGACTGCCCGCACTGGAGGAAAAACATGATCAAAGCTCGCGCAGGCAGCACCGTTATTTTCGGCCTTTCGAAGCTGAATATAGAACGCCTTCAGAAGGGCAAGCCGATTTCGTTCGACGGTGCCGAGATTGGCCTTTCGGGCACTCGCTTCCTCATCATGTACGGCGAGACTGAACTGGCAATCATCCACGAGCTCGAGGAGGCAACGTCGGGCGCCACCAGTACCGGAGGCAGTAATGCGAACGCCTAAACTCGGCTGCTCCTTCGAAGGCCCAATGTTCGGTGCCAACTACCCGGACGGGACGTGCATCGAGGGATACGTGTGGGATCTAGACAGCGGTGATGGCGACGGCTATCTGAGCCATGGCGGAGACATACCGTGCCCGAACTGCAACACGCGCGAATACGTCGTCGATTACCTCGACAAACACTTCAGCGGCAACGCTCGCCAGCGGCGCGGCGCGACGCGCGTCGTGATCGCCTGCGTGAAGCGCAAAGCGGGAGATTGGGCATGACCGTCTACGTCGACGACATGCGCGCAGCATATGGCTGCATGGTGATGTGCCATATGGTCGCCGACACCGACGACGAGTTGCACACAATGGCCGATCGCATTGGCGTCGCCCGCAAATGGCATCAGAAGCGTGGAACACCGCACAGCCATTACGACATCTGCATGGCGATGCGGGCACGTGCCGTAAAGCTCGGTGCAATCGAAATCGACAGATATGGGCTGGTGGCGCTCATCAAGAAGAAGCGTGCTGCCCAACAGAATCAGGATTCACCATGAACGAACGATGGAAGTGCGCGCACGGCTTGACGCTCAACGAGAAGTGCGAGGCCTGCGAGAAGGAGCTCGCATTCGAGACAGTGCGGCGCCATGGAGATGATGTTGACGACGCGCGAAAGGTTCTCGGCGTGACTGACCTGACGAATCGAGAGGCCTATGTAACGGTCAATGGCACCTCGCTGAACAATGCTGAATCGGCGACGCTGCGCTGCGCGCTGAGCAGCTTCCTTTCCGAACTCAACTGCGACCCTCGCGCACTCGGCGATGACGCTCACGGCACCGCGATGCGCTCCGGCTACCTCCAGCATGGCCGCAATGTCGAACGGCTGCTTATCGCGAAGGACAAAGGTAGCCCGCCTCCCATAAACGGTGACCACGCTGCGAGCACGCTCACAGTGCCACCCACGGCCGCCATCTGCAAAGTAGCAGGCGTGACGATCTTCGGGCCCGAAGACTACGTTGCGGCGGCGCGCGCCGCGCTGGAAGCGCCACCGGCGCCAACCTACCCCGACGAACTCACGCCCGAACTGCGCGAAGTACTCGGCTGGCCGAACTTTCGTTGTGGTCCGGTCGCCCACGTGTTCCAAGCGGCCGGCTATCCGATCAAAAAGCGCGCAGAAGATGAACAGGCCTTCGTGCTGCACTGGTTCACGAAACTCGTCCTGCGTCACGGCGCTGACTGGTGGTCAGCCGCGCGCGAGCAAATCGAAGCGATCCAGCGGCAACTGGCAGAACAGGGCACCGCGAATGGAGGAACCCATGACTGAACAGCATCCGATCGACATTCCCCAAGCCGCAGACGGCGGACGCCCGTTTCAATCGGCGCTCCGCGGTCAAATGACCGAACAGGAGCGTGCGCGACGTCGCGAATTATCGAACCTGTATCGCCGGTACAAGTGCCCTCAGTGCAACTCGCTCAACAAAGACGAGTATGACGCGCGAACCTGCTGCGGCCCAGAAGAGGTGTATGTGTGTCCGACGTGCGAAGAGGACTATTACGACATCGACTCCGTGCAGAACTGCATGGCGAAGCACAGCGCGTCGAGCAACAACACCGCATTGGCGCTCAATCTCTGCCCTGTTTGCATGACAGCGTTCGATGATTGCGAGAGCGCCATCGAGTGCTGCCTCTGGAAAACGATGCCGTTCGCGGATCGCCTCATGCTCGTTGATCACGTGCGCTTCGGACGGCTCGACGCCGCCGACGCAATGCTCGCGACGAAGCATTGACGCCTCCCTCCAGTCGCACGCACGACTAAATCCCAAGGATGAACAATGAAAACGCACGACGTTAGCGCCGCGCTGCGCGCTCGTTTTTGCTCGCCCGAATGGGCGATTTTTTTTGAGGTTGGCGATGCGACCGGCGGCCGGCACAACCGCTGGGCCGATGCGGTCGCCATGAACCTGTATCCGTCGCGCGGTCTGGAGGTCCACGGATTCGAAATTAAGGTTTCAAGGAGCGATTGGCTGCGCGAGCTGAAGAACCCCGAAAAGTCGGCGCCGGTGCAGCGCTATTGCGACCGATGGTGGATCGTCAGCCCCCCGGCCATCGTCGCGGCCGGCGAATTGCCGCCGACATGGGGCCTTTACGAGCTTCAGACCGGTGGCAAGATCCGCCAGGTAGTAGCGGCGCCAAAGTTGACAGCGCAGCCCGTCACGCGTGAATTCGTCGCCGCGATGCTACGCCGCGCGAGCGAGATCGACGAAGGCCTCGTGAATTCGGCCGTGCACGCCGAAATCGCGCGGCTGCGCGAAGGCGATGAAAAGCGGATGGCCCGCGAGATCGAGTTCCGCACGTCGAATCACACCGAGCTCAAGGAACGAATCGCTGAGATCGAGCGCATCAGCGGCATTGAAATTGGCCGCTGGAGCAACAGCGAAGAGATCGGCAAGGCCGTGCGTGCGGTGATGGCCGCGGGCGTGCTGAAAACCTACGGCGGGGTCCATGCGGTACGCAATCAGGCCGCGGAGATCCTGAAGCGCTGCGACGCGGCGCTCGCCGTCTTCGATATCCAGCCGGAGGACGTCGATGAAAGCCCTGTCCGTTAGGCAACCGTGGGCGTGGTTAATAGTGAATGGGCGGAAAGACATCGAAAACCGCACTTGGCCCACGCGCTTTCGCGGCCGCGTGCTGATCCATGCCAGCAAGGACATGACACGCGCGGAATACGCGGACGTCCGAGAATTCCTGGCGTTCGCCAAGTTGCCAGCGGCCAGCGTCGCACTGCCGGCGTTCGACCAGCTACAGCGCGGCGGCATCGTGGGCGTTGCGACGATCGACGGATGTATCGCGCCCAGCGATCGCACATCACCGTGGCATATGGACGGCCAGTATGGATTTCACCTTGTCGACGCGAAGCCGCTGCCATTCGTCGAATGCAAGGGCCAACTGGGCTTCTTCGACGTGCCATCCGACGTTGCCACGGCGCTGCGCCAGATGCACGACATGGGGGTTTGCTGATGCCCTGCATTCCCTTCCGCACACCCGACGGCACGCGCGGGATCATCTGCACCCGCACGCGGCCGCAGCGCTGCTCTACCCCTGACTGCCGCTCGCCGAGCGGATTCCAGTGCGACTACCCGACCGGACGCAGCAAGACGTGCGACCGCCACCTATGCGCCGCGCACGCGCACGAAGTCGCGCCCGACGTGCACTACTGCCCCGAGCACTTTTCAGCATGGAAGCGCGCCGGCGCGCCGGTGCAAGACGCTTTCAATTTTGATCACGAGAGCAACACATGATTGCAGCCCATCCCCTCCAATGGCCGGACGGCTGGCCGCGTACGGAGGATTACGCCCGCCGATACGCCCAGTTCAGCACCCGCGCCCGTTCGACCATGCGCGAGTCGTCTAAATCGCTCACCGTCATGGATGGTGTCGAGCGCGTGCTCGCTGAACTGGCACGCTTCGGCGTCGGTCGAGACGACATCGTGATCTCGACGAATATTGCGGTACGCCTAGACGGACTGCCGCGATCCGATCAGCGCGCACCGGATGATCCAGGCGTCGCAGTCTACTGGCAAACGAAACAGGGCGAGCGCCGCGTCATGGCCATCGATCAATACAAGAAGGTCGCGGACAATCTCGCAGCCGTCGCAGCCACGCTCGACGCCATGCGCGCGATCGATCGGCACGGCGGCGCGCAGATTCTCGATCGCGCCTTCACGGGCTTCACCGCCCTCCCGGCGCCTGGTGCCGCGCGCCAGTGGCGTGAAGTGATCGGCATTGCGCCATCCGTGCGCGACATCGCGGCGGTCCGCGCCGAGTACCGGCGGCGCGCGGCGCGCGCGCACCCGGATCGGCCCGGCGGTTCGCACGATGCCATGTCCGAATTAAATGCAGCACTCGCGGCGGCCGAACGCGAGTTGTCGCATGGCTGACAAAGCACCGCTCATCTCATCGCAGCGATTCCTTGACCCCGCCAGGGTCGCGGATAAGGCCACACGGTTCCGTGTGTTCATCGTCCACGTGGCCGAGCTCGAACTGCGTGGCCGCCCATACCGGCTGATCATCGACGGGCACCACAACCTCGCGGCCGCGCGCCGCGCCGGCGTCGAGCCTACGTGGCGCGGCCCGACCAACAAATGGAAACGCATTCAGGCGTCAATGCCGCCGCCAGCGTTTGAGCGCTTCCTCATCAACAATCTCTCCGACTCGGACTACTACTTCGCCGACACTGGGGAGGTAGTGGCCGAGCTGCTCTAAGCGCAATAGGAGCGCGAATGGCCGCCAACCTCGAACAGCCGCTCGAACTCACCGAGCAGGAAATCATCCGGATGACCGGCTACCGCCAGGCCATCAAGCAAGTCGAAACCCTCACTGCCCTTGGCATCCCCGCGCGCAAGCGCCCTGATAACACGGTGCTGGTGCTGCGCGTGCACTGCCTGTACCCTGTCGCCCCTGTTGAAACGCCGGCACGCGATCGCCCCCGGCTGAAACCCGTAACACGCAAAAAATGA